ATTACTCAAAAGATAAAAGACCGAGGAATGATTCCTGTTCCAGGATCAGCATTTAGAATATCAACACATATATCTAATATTATAGTTAAAGAGGCCATAACAGTACCAATTGAAATTGGTGATACTGTTCTTGGTGGTAAGTTCAAAAATAAGAAAATTGTGGTTAAGACTATAGATACGAATGAAAAAGGTGATATCACTATAAATGGTAAGCCATTTATGAAATTCAGAATCCTAAAGGAAAGTAGTGGTGAATCAATTCAATGTCAAAGTTGTGATCATAACTGGGAACTTGAATTTGATGATGATAGACCTTATCTATGTCACTCTTGTGGGTATGATCAATCAATGCAAAAAATAGATATTGTAGCATTTGAAGATTGGAAATCTCAAAACAAACAGATATCAGAATTAAACGAAGTTCAATCAAAATTAAAATTGAGTATTCCAAAGAACGTATTAGATATACACAAGGCATTCAAAAAGGAAGGTAGGAAGTTATACATTGTGGGTGGTGCAGTAAGGGATGCGATTCTAAAGCAGACCCCTAAAGATTTTGATTTAGCAACTGATGCTAAACCTGATGATGTTTTAGATATCGCTAAGAAGTATGGATTTAAAACAGCAGAAGTTGGTAAACAATTTGGTGTTGTCATAGTAAATGGTGAAGAGATCGCCACATTTCGAAAAGATATCGGTAAAGGTAGGCGGCCTGATGCAGTAGATTACACTGATATATATGGTGATGTTAAACGTAGAGATCTAACTATAAATGCACTATTCTATGATATAGATAGAAAGCAAATAGTTGATTTGGTAGGTGGTATCGCTGACTTAAAGAATAAATCGATTAAAACTGTCGGTGATGCAAAGGATAGATTTGATGAAGATCCATTACGAAAGTTAAGGGCTTTACGTTTTACTGCAAGAATTGGTGGTAGAATGGAAAAAGACACGGTTAATGCTATAAAAGATAACCCCGATATTAGTGGTGTCTCAGCCGAACGTATCCGTGATGAGTTTATTAAATCAATTAAGACTGCTAAATCATCTAAATCTTACCTAAAGATGGTAGATTCATTTAAAATGCTGAAACAGATACTACCAAATGTCCGATATAATACGGACTTTATAGAAAATGGCAACTATAAATTAGTAATAGCAAATTTACTAAGAAAGAACACCGATGATTTGGTGTATAAAGTACTTAAAAAGTTAAAATACACAGATAAAGAATCATTAGATATCGCATTCTTAATAAAATTAGTGGGATTAAAATCCGATGATGTGTATAAGATGAAAAGGGCTCAGGTTAAAACAACATTAGAAATTGGCGAAATTATAGAATGGGGTAACATCATAGGAAGTGATTTGAAAAAGTTCGCTAATTTTAAATTAAGTTATGGTGGTAACGATGTTAAATCACTTGGATTGAAAGGAAAGGATATTGGTGATAAAATTGAACAAATGGAAATTGAAAAGTACATAAATGAATCACTTAAATCAGCAGGTATTAAAAACTTTAAAGATTTATTCAAAAAGATGCCATCTGATTTACAAAAGAGAGTTTATAACTTAAAGAATAGTGATCAGAGACGTGACTTTCATCCCGAAGGTAACGTATTAAAGCATACTATTGTGGTTGTCAATAGAGCAATAAAAGATGATGATATTGATATAGCATTGGCGGCAATGTTCCATGATATAGGTAAAGATGAAACTGCATCTTCAAGTCTAAAAACACGTGGTACACAGCACTTAGGGCATGAGGCGGTTTCAGCATCATTGGTTAAGAAACATAAGAAATTTATTGAAGATGTTGGTGGGAATGCAGCTAATGTATTCTATATAGTTAAAAATCATATGAGAATAAAGAAAATGCCTGATATGCGAAAGAAAAAGCAGGATAAATTGAAATCATTTAGAGCATTTGATAAACTAAACAAATTCACTAAACATGATAGGGGTGGTTTCGATGAATCGAATATTAACGAAATGCCAAAAGCTGATCTAGAGAAAATAGATAAGTTTGCCGATACGCAGTTAAAACCAATTGATGTTGATTTAACAGGTGCACATTTCTTTGCAAGATTGAACGATCCTAGAAATAAAAAAGAGATATCCGTTGCGGAGTTAGTACGATTTTTCAAACAATTGGGTAGAAATAAAAAAGAATTCCTATCTCTACTTGATAAATATAAATCGTTGGTAGCTACTGATGATAAGACCAACATAAACATACCATTTATGAAAAAATCCAACAGAGCTATAGCAAAAACGGTTATGAGGAAGCGGGACTTTAAATCATCTGATAAGAAGATAACAATTTAATAACATAGTATGGTTTGATTTATCAAAATACTTTCGTATATTGTTATTCAAATTGATATATATTTGCATATGTACGATAAAATTACAGGAGTAATCACAAAATCAGTAATGAGACAGATACGAAGGTGTATAGAACATAAACCAACAAAAATGGGTTGTTATCTTATCAGAACTGACCCACCGATGGGTAAGGGGATTCATTATCTACTATCACATGATAATGATTCGATACACATAGGTGATTTTAAAGACAAAAAATCGAAGTTATCATTATCAAGTTCACTAAAGATTAAAATATCAGATACGGTTCCTTCGGGTGATTTCTATATAAATGCATTCGCTGATGAAGGACTTTGGTGTGATTTGCAATTATTAATTGCTGTAAACCCAACCGATGGTCATCAAATTCTAAGTAAAATAAATCCATATATAAGAGAAGCAGTGCGGCATGAAATAGAACATTTCACCCAACGTGGTGATAATCTTAAAATTTCAAAGAAAATAAGACATAATAATTCCATACGGGCTAAGATCAATTCGGGATTGCTACCAGTGTATAGGTATCTAATACTACCTGATGAGATTGATGCTAATATACATGGGTTATATGCTAAGGCTAAGAGTATTAAAGAACCTTATCAAATTGTAGTTGATAATCATTTAGATTTATTTGTAAAGGATGGTGATCTTACAGATCGTGAGAGAAGTATTGTGTATAGATCGTGGAAAAATCGAATTCCAAAAATAGGTGGAATTCCAAAATTGAATTGATTTAAAATCAGTATTGGTGAGTAATTAAATTTATTAACATATTTATAGACATAAACAAAAACTATGGATTACGAGAATCAAGCAATGTTAGTTACATATGGTATTTTGAAATCACCAGATTTTAAATGGGATGGTGATTGGCCTAATGAAATGAAAATAGCTTTACTTAAAATTCTGATTAACTATTTTGAAAAATCACAAGAATACGAACGATGTGTTCTTCTTCAAAATATGTTAGTTGATAGGGAGAATGATGGTGAATATAATGATAAAGCAATTGCAGAGTGATGTAATTAGAAATGGTGATGATTTGATAGTATACCTTCGAACTGAAAATGATGTCAATATTGAGGCTCACCTTTGTAATGGGAGTGGGTTAATTGAAATAGTGCAGAAATTACGTAAAAAGATACAATCTATATGAAGTTAATAATGTTAAATGATGATATACATAGTTTCGAAGAGGTGATCTACCTGTTGGGTTCTTATTTAACATATCCCAAATCACAACTAATATCAATAGTATCTTTGGTGGATAATGTTGGGTGGTGTTCTGTAATGGAAAGTGAGAATACTGCTAGTATATCAGATGCAATGTCTTATTTAACTAAACAGGGTTTATCTTTAAAAATAGAGGATTCGGATGTCTAAATCAAAAGGACTAGGTGATGATATTAAAAAGATAACTAAGTTTACTAAAATAGATAAACTTGCCGAATCAATTGCTAAATATATGGGTAAGGATGATTGTGGTTGTGATGGAAGGGCTGATAAACTAAATACTTGGAAACCATACAAATAAAATTAATTAGGTGTAAAAATGAAAATAAGCGAATATATTGAACGTGGGGTATTATCTAGGATAGTTGAGGAAACTGTATCTGTTAATTATATGAATAAGGATAAAGGATTTAAAGCTGATAAGAAAATATTCAAAGGTAAGAATGCATATGATAAAGCAGTGGCTTGGGCAAAAACGAACTTAGAAAAGTTTAATATGGATAACATCAAATATGAATCATCAAATGTTGTCGAAGCTAAATCTGATGAGTATGCACTTGATTATAATGATGACAGACGACGATTCGCAGTTTATAAAGTAAATGGTGGTAAAGTAGTAGAATATTTCAAAAACGAAAAAGATGCTATAGACCATATGGATAAACTAAACTCATCAAAGAATGAATCAAATGATCGTATTGATGAAAAGTTAATTACATTTTCTAATAGATCACCGTATGGTCAAATAGTACTCTTAGCAGGTGGGGCTGGAAGTGGTAAGGGATTTGCAAGAGATAAATTTATTGATTCAACGGGTTTCAAAGTCAGAGATGTTGATGAGATGAAAAAGGCACTTGGTAGGTTAGATAAACTAGGTAAGGTATCAATAGATGCCGTGTATAAGAAATACGGTGGTAATTTAACACCAAAACAAGACAGACATATTCAAGAATTCGTTTTAAATAAGAACATGTCTATTTCAGATTTAGCTGACAACCTGAGCAACCCTGATAATGTAGCATCATTACATGCTATTGTTGATGCAATGGGTCTTAAAGATAAGTGGTTGGTTAATATGTTGAATGGAAAATCGAATAAAGAAACATTACCTAACTTAATGTTTGACATGACCGCTAAAAAGATAACCTCAGTAACCAATCTGATCAAACCTCTGGTAGATCGGGGTTATGATGCAAAAAATATTCACTTAATATGGGTTCTATCAAATTACGAATTGGCAGTGGAGCGGAACAAAAAGAGACCTAGAGTAGTGCCAGATGATATGCAATTACAAACACATGAAGGTGCAGCTGAAACAATTTGGGGTATATTAACTAAGGCAATACCAAAGGGATTAAATGGTAGAATTGATGTGATATTGGGTAACACCGAACATACTATCAGACATAAAGATTCCAACGGTGATGAAATAGAAGATTCTATTAAAGGTTTTCTAGCATTACCAATCAAACCACAAGGAAAATCTATATTCCCTGAAAAGAATTGGAAGATGAGATTATATAGATGGGTACTTAAAAATGCACCTAAGAGTGTTGATGTACGATCTGATTCAGATAGTTAACAATTCCTTAACATACTAAATTAGGATTAATCAAATCAAAACAGTACCTTTATTTTGTTGGGTTGAGGAAGTAACCTCACCAATTTAAAATCCAAAGATATGAATTTGATTAAAAAAGAAGTTGTTGATTATTTGAAAATGATCGATGTACAACTGTCTAATAGAATGCAAGAATTATCAGAATTGGTTATAGAAAATAACATTGAATATGTTACTATCTCCGTACTTCGAAATACACTTCCTATTGATATAGTAAAGGAAATGCAGTGTAACGTAGTTAGTTATCTATTTCAAATAGATAATAGTAATTCTTAACAATTCCTTAACATTGAATTTTTGATTATTCAGATATATTTCGTATCTTTACTATGTAATGATTGATAACCCCCAAATGATAAAAATATGATGAAAACCGATAACAAATATAGTTCCTTTTGGGCTGATTGTTTCAAACGAAATGGCAGTGGATTGGATGATGCCGAATCTAAATCGAATGATTTGATTCAAATGGCATCTTATAAAAAATCCATTGCGAACTTTGTAGCAATAACAACCAATCAAAATATCCCTGTTGAGTTCAATCTTAGAGGTGATGGTTCTTATACTGATGGTAAGGTTGTTACTATTTCAGCTAAAATGGATAACAACCATTTTGATTCTACAGTAGGATTGGCATTGCATGAAGGTAGTCATGTTAAATTAACTAATTTCGAAATATTAGTAGATCTAAATTGTAGTAGATTTCCATCGAAAATTACCGATGATTTTATTTCTGATTTGCAAGTAAAATATGGACTTGATTTATTTAAAACTAACCGTTATATAAAAGGTATTGTAAAGAACCTTTTGAATGTAGTTGAAGATAGGCGTATTGATAATTACATCTACTCTACGGCCCCTGGTTACAAAGGATACTACCAAGCAATGTATGATAGGTACTTTAATGACCCACTTATTGATAAGGCACTTCAATCGAATTCGAAACGAGATTTGGATTGGGATTCTTATATGTTCCACATCATCAACATTGTTAACAAAAATAGAGATCTAGATGCGTTACCAGTTCTCAGAGATGTTTTTAACTTAATTGATTTGAGAAACATCGATAGATTAAAATCCACCACCGATGCCTATGAATTGGCAGGTGAAATCTTTGTGATGATCGAAAATAGTTTACCAACCCCCGATGAAGGTGAAGGTGAAGGTGAAGGTGAAGGTGAAGGTGAAGGTGAAGGTGAAGGTGAAGGTGAAGGTGACGGTCAAGGTGAAGGTGAGGGTGAAGGTGATGAACTAGACAAATCTACTGGTAACAGTGGTGGTGGTGGTGGTGCAACTTCCAAAAATGATTCTGATGAATTAGATGATTCTGATGGAGATTCTGATGGGGGTAAAGCTAAAACCGAAACCGAAATTGGTAACGGTAAATCAGGTGGTTCTGGTTCAGATTTGCGTGATCTAAGTAAAAGGCAAGAATCTCAACTTGAAAAAAAGATAAAGAAGCAACACGAATTTCAGAACGGTGCTGTTAAAAAAACATCAGTTACTGCGGCTGAGAAAAAACGATTGGATGTGTTATCCGAAGCTGACATTACTCAAAAAATAGCAGGTAAGGATTATGATTCTAATCATCCGTCAAGATCCAATTCAACTCCAGTTTTGATTGTTAATAACTTAACTAAATCACTTGTTAATGGTGATGTGATTGGAATGTTATCAGATGGTTATAAAACACCTGACATGATAGAGGCGGTCAATAAAGGTGTTCAATTGGGTATGGCACTTGGGCGAAGATTGAAAGTTCGATCTGAATCTAAAAGTTTGTTTACTACTAGATTGAATGCAGGTAAGATTGATAGGCGGTTAATAAATGAAATCGGTATGGGAAATGATAAAATATTCTCTACACTGAAAGTCGAGAATCGCAAAAAGGCATTCATTCACATTAGTATTGATGCAAGTTCCTCTATGAGTGGCGGGTTGTTTAGATCAGCACAAACGACCGCAGTGGCCATCGCAAAGGCAGCTTCGATGACTAACAATATGGATGTTGTTATTTCTTATAGAGCAGTTAAGTATAATGGTTCACATGAATATCCATTGGTATTGATGGCATATGATTCTAGAAAAGATAAGTTTTCAAAAATCACATCACTTTTTAAATATATTTCACCACATGGTACAACTCCAGAAGGTCTGTGTTTTGAAGCTATTAAAAAGCAAATAACATCAACTGTTAATCCTGATACTGATAGTTACCTATTGAATATTTCAGATGGTATGCCTGGGTTTTCAAATAAAGATGTTTACTATACAGGCACCAACGCCATTGCACATACCAGATCTCAAATTAAATCTATTGAAAGAACTGGTGTTAAGATACTATCATACTTTGTTTCCTCTTATGGTAATAATGCTCAACTTCCCGCATTTCAACAAATGTATGGCAAGGCAGCAGAAGCAATTTCTCTTAATGAACTTCAACCATTAGCACGGTCGCTGAATAAATTGTTTGAGTAATCTGATGGGGGTTAGATTATAAATCAATGAGGACATCTTCGGATGTTCTCATTTTTAAAAATCTCTTAGCATTGAAAATTGGGATTAATCAAAGCAAACCCGTGAAACGCTTTATTTAAATTAACACTTAGAAACTAATGATTACAGGTAAGACATTAATAGAATTAGGATATAAACCAGCATTTTGGTTCAGCAGAGCAATTGCATATTTGAACGAAAACTCAATATTTGGTGAGAGTGCTATTCACAATGAGGTAAAATCATTCCTACCACCACCTACAATAGAACCAAATGATATGCCAGTGCGGTATCATAAAAACATCCGTGCTGAACATGATGAAGAAAGTTCAAATGTTGAGAGTGTGTTTAAGACTATGGATGTTCTTATGAAAACCCCAACTGTGGTGGCTGGTGCAGTTATGCCTGATGCATGTCCTACTGGTGAGAACGGACAAATCCCTGTGGGTGGTGTAGTTGCTACTAAAAACGCAATTCACCCATCTATGCATTCAGCAGATATTTGCTGTTCAGTAATGATGACAAACTTCGGTGATGTTGACCCTAAAACTATTTTGGATTTAGCACATGAGAATACACATTTTGGATTCGGTGGTAGACCTGAATTCTCTGAATTGCCAGATGAATTAGTAGCTAGAATTAAATCCAATTCATTCTTAAATGACCCAAAGAGTATTGAGTTATCAAAATCTCATATGGGAACTCAAGGTGATGGTAATCATTTCCTTTTTGTAGGTAAATCTGAAAATACAGGCGAAACTATAATGGTAACTCATCATGGTTCACGTGGATTTGGGGCTCATTTGTACAAAAAAGGAATGAAAAGTGCAGAGAACTTTAGAAAGAAAATCTCACCGAATACTTTAAAAAGAAATGCATGGATTCCCTATGATACAGATGAAGGTAAATCCTATTGGGAAGCCTTGCAAATTGTAAGAGATTGGACTAAGTTAAATCATACAACAATCCATGATGCAACTCTTTCAGGCGTTGGTACTGATATGATTTTAAGATTTTGGAACGAACATAACTTTGTATTCAAAGATTCTGATGATGTGTTCTACCACGCCAAAGGAGCAACACCACTTGATGATAAATTTGTTCCTGATACCTACAATGGGTTACGTTTAATTCCATTGAACATGGCCGAGCCAGTTTTGGTGGTTAGGGGTAATACTACTGATAATAACTTAGGATTTGCACCACATGGTGCGGGTAGAAATATTAGTCGTACTGCACATAAGAAGAAAAAAGATAATCAAACCATTGATGAGATTTTCGCTGAGGAAACTGATGGTTTGGATGTTAGATTCTATACAGGTAAGATTGATATTTCAGAGTTACCATCTGCATATAAAAGTGCGGATATGGTTCAAAAGCAAATGATTGAATTTGGATTAGGTGAGGTTATTGATAGAATTATGCCATATGGGTGTATTATGGCGGGGGAACCATTATTTGATCCACCTTGGAAACGTAAAAAGAATAAAAAGTTGATTAATTAACAATTCCTTAACATTGAAAGCTTGGATATCCCAAGCTTTTTTCGTACATTTATTTTGTTGAGTTGGGGAAGTAACCTCATCAATTTAAAATTCAAAGATATGAAGTGGGTTAAACCAAGTGAACGAAATCCAGATGGTGTTTATTCATTTAAAACTATAAGTGAATGGGTGGCGGTTAAGTTCTTTAGTGAGTACAATAAAAAAGAGGTTACAGGAAGTGCAAGATACTGCCATGACAGAAATCAGTGGTTTATATCTGGTGGTCACGTCAATGGTGAGAAAATCGTAATTGAATGGTTAGATGAGGTATAAGCAATGTTAACGAATTAAAAAATTAATACTATGAAAAAGCACTTTTATTTTATGTTTGATGGGATGAAATTCAAACTTGGTACGAAGCACTTAATTCTATCACCAACGAGGTCAATTTGTATTAATCATGTAGCAGCGGCAAGTATCATTAAACAATACGTTAAGGCGAAGTTCCCTGATGTGTTAGTTTCTACCGCAAGTGAGAGTTATAGTATGGGTTGTTCAGCCAGAGCTTATATTTCTCACAAAGATGGTCGAGGAATAAATAAATCTGCTTACGATGATGTTCGTAATTTTGCTAAAAAGTTTCAAATGGGTAATTTCAATGGAATGACCGATTCATATGAGTATAATGCAGATACTCTAAGCACTGATAGTGGTATGCATATTGATGCTTACACAAAATACATCAGCGTTGAAAATGAACCAAAGTTTGGAACTGTTGCACACATTATGAACTCTATAAAAGAACGTACTTCTATTAGTTCACAATATGCAGGTGGTGCTGTTTCTTTAGACCAAGCAATCAAGGATTGTTCTTCATTCGCATCTGATAAAATAATTCAAACCGCAGTAGCAGAACTAGAAAAATTATAAAAATATGATAGAGATAACAATTTTAGCAGCAGTAATTATTGTAGTTGTACTAAACACTATACTAGATCACTTATTTAATTGGTGGATACGGGAATGGGACGATGATTCGTGCATCGTAGTAATTAGTGTTTATATGTTTAAATTTGTGATTTTATTTGGAATTCTATTCGAAATATTAAAATAGATATGAATATAGATACATCTGTAGAATTTGAGGTAGCTAAATTAGCAAAAGAACATGGATTTGATTGGAGAACCCGATGGTATTATCAGCATGCATTAACAGAACGGATTCATCCCGAAGATGGTGCAGCAGGGCCATTTGGATGGAAACTTGGTGAAACTAGCCTACAGATTGGGCATTTTATTAATTTCTGTAAACTTAGTGATTTAACTAATGAAAGTTGGTTTCAATGTTCAGCACCATATAGGCATGAAATTGAAAATTGGCTTAGAGTAGAATGTGGTATTCACTTGATGCATCGACCATTTTTTGATTCCATAGATGGTGATAAATATGTATGTGATGTTATCAGACGATGTGATGGTAGGGTAATAAAATCAAGTCGATATGGTGATTATGTAGATGCATTTGATGAGGGATTGTTGAATTCATTCAAGCTGATTGCATTAAAATAACATTCTAAATTAGGAATTCTAATCTATAATTCGTATATTGTACTTGTAATAAGTGATGATAACGAAACAAAATAAATGAAAAAAATTGTATATTTCGACATGGATGGCGTACTAGTCGATTTCAAATCCGCCATTGATAAACTAAAAATCAGAGATGAACTTATCGTTCAAAAATATGGAGATGATGTTGATAATATACCTGGCATTTTCTCAATGATGGAACCGATTGTGGAAATGGTTGATCTATTCAACCGTATGGTATGTGATGATAAATTCGATTGTTATGTACTTTCTACACCACCTTGGGGCAATCCCTCTGCTTGGACTGACAAACTAATTTGGATTAAAAAATACCTTCCTCTAGCTCACAAACGACTAATACTATCACATAATAAAAACCTATGTGCTGGTGATTATTTGATAGATGATCGAACGGCAAATGGGGTAGGTCAATTCAAAGGTAAACTTATTCAGTATGGTGCATCTGATTTCCAAAACGCATCTCACGTCGAAGATTATATATATAGCAATGAAGAAGCATATTAGTTACCCAAAAATTCCTCAATTTAGAAACATAGTTTCAAATATTAATAGAGAAGTTGCATTTACTGGCTTAGATGCAAATGGTGATGCTATTTACGATCCATCAATTAAAAAACCCACTTTAACATTTAAAGGAACCGTTAAATTACATGGAACTAATGCAGGTGTTTGTTTTAATTCTGAAAATGGATTTTGGATACAATCCAGAGAGAACATAATTACAGTTGAAAAAGATAATGCTGGTTTTGCATTTTTTGCAGAAGGCTATAAAATACAACTATGTTCTTTATTAGATGATTTAATTGATGAAAACCAAATAGACACTAAAATATATACGGTTTCCATTTATGGTGAGTGGGCAGGAAAGGGTATTCAAAAAGGTGTGGGTATATCTCAATTAGAGAAAGCATTTTATGTGTTTGGTGTGAAAATATCCAAAACAAATGATCCTAAGTTTAATGCATATTGGATTGATTCAAGTAATGTTAGAAATGTAGAATATCGAATATTCAACGTAGAAGATTATGAAACATATTCTGTTGATGTAGACCTTAATATGCCGCAATTGGCTCAAAATAAGTTTGCTGAGATAACTAATACGGTAGAAGATGAATGTCCAATATCTAAGGCGTTTGGTATTGATAATGGATTAGGTGAGGGTGTCGTATGGAGTACTGAATACAAAGGAACCGTTCATAGATTTAAAGTAAAGGGTGATAAGCATTCAGTAACAAAAGTTAAAAAGCTTGCCAGCATCGATGTCGAAAAGTTAAACTCAATTCAGGATTTTGTTGAATATTCTGTTACTGAAAATAGATTTAATCAAGCCATCGAAATCGTTTTTGGTAAGGAACCATTGGATGTAAGAAAAATGGGTGATTTTATAAGGTGGGTTGTTAATGATATTTCATCAGAAGAAATGGACACAATGATAAAAAACGGATTAGAGCCGAAAGATGTGAATAAGTACATATCTAATAAAGTTAGAGAAATGTTCTTTGAAGCACAAAATTCACGTGAATTTTAATACTTAACTACATTTTAAATGGCAGTTATAAAATCAAAAAATGAAAGTAGTTAGGAATGTAAATAAAGGTAAACGTAGGACACGTAAGCACCATTACACCATTGGCACCGCAGTTGTTTTCAAATGGGATGGGTTTAGGGATTATGGGTACATCGGTGATCTAACTAATACCAACGATGGTTATTCGACATACACAATTAGATCAACTGGTTCAATTGGTTGCATATACCATGAAATGGAAATGGATGATGCGAGTGATCCATATAGCTATCTATCATCAATTTTAACTAAATCAATATCGCAGAGGGAATTGGATAATATATCCAAACATAAACAAAATCGAATAGAACTCACAAAATCTGGTACTCCAGGTGAAATATTCACAAGATTTAAAGTTAAAAAGAACTCAACTACTAAAAAGAAAAAAACTATTAAAAAGAGCACCAAATCGGAGTTAGATGCGGCCATTCAAAAGCAGAAAGATTTTATTGATGGTAGTGTCAATAAGTTTTGGAATTGATTTAATTTTGATATTTATAGGTATATGAGTGAATGGAAAAAAGGACAAATACTATCTAATGGGTATGTTATAGGTAAAGGTAGGACACCACTGAACCTAACAGAAGCTCAAATTAGATATGCTATGAAGAATAGTAAATCAAACTCAGAGGCAGCTAGGTTTCTTAATGTATCGACATCTACGTATTGGAAATATTCAAGACAATATACAGATGAAGAAAGTGGAGAAACTTTATGGGCAGTCCATAGTAATAAGACAGGTAAGGGTGTAAAACGAACGTATATCAATTCTAAATACAACTTGAATGATATATTAGAAGGTAAGCATCCAAATTACCCTGTTTATAAATTGAAACAACGGTTAATAAAGAATTCCCATGTTATAAACTTCCCATATGAGTGCCATAATTGTAGGTATAATGAAAAAAGAATCATAGATGATAAAATGCCATTGGTGTTAGATCATTTAGATGATGATTGGCATAATCATAGAAGAGAAAACATCAGATTTCTATGTTACAATTGCTATCATAATTTAAAAGGTAATTTGCGTGGAAGTCAACCACAATGGAGAATCGCGCAAATCACACAAGCAAAGAAAACATCAGAAAACAAAAATAAAAAAAGTTAAAATAAATTTGGAAAATCGGAATAGATTCCGTATATTGTGAGAAGAATTTAATACTTATTAATAAACAACAAAAAAAGAAGTTATATGCATAAACAAGTTATATCAGGAGATTCAGCGAGAGCTAAGCTATTAGAGGGTGTTAATGATTTAGCAAATACCGTAGGTGGTACATTAGGGCCCAGAGGGCGAAATGTTATTATACAAAAGAAAAACGGAAGTCCGTATATCACCAAAGATGGTGTAACTGTAGCTAAAGAAATATCATTCGAAGATGCAGCTAAGAACTTAGGTTCTGAGGCGATTAAGGAAGCTGCACAACAAACCGCAGATGCAGCGGGGGATGGAACTACAACCTCAACTGTTTTGGCTCAAGCAATATTCAAAAATGGTTTTGAACTGGTTGAAGCTGGTGCAAACCCAATTGAACTTAAACGTGGTATGGATATCGCAGTATCTCATATTGTTAGAGAATTGAAGTCGATGTCTAAGAAAATTGATTCAAATGATTTCTTACAATCAATCGCTACTATTTCAGCAAATAATGATTCTGCAATTGGAGAAATGATCGCAGAAGCACTTAGTGAAGTTGGAAGGGATGGTATCATATCAGTACAAGAGGGTTCTTCTAATGAAACTGAGTTAGAAATCGTAGAGGGGCTTGAATTTGATAGGGGATATCTTTCACACTTTTTTATGAATGATAAAGATAAGTTGGCTTGTATACTATCCAATGTTAAGGTATTGTTATTTGATGGATCTATATCAAATATGGATGATGTTATACCATTATTAGAAACATGCCACGGTAAGGGTGATGCAATTGCAATAATTGCACATAATGTGGAAGGGCAGGCACTCGCTACTATGGTAGTAAATGCAGCAAGGGCTGGATTGCAAGTTGTAGCCGTAAAAGCTCCTGGCTTCGGATCAGATAGAACTGAGATTCTAAAGGATATGGCGGCTCTCACAGGTGCTACTTTAATATCAAAGGAAATTGGTATAGGGATGGATGAGGTAACGTATGACCACTTAGGGCAATGTGATAGAATTGTATCACAAAAAACTAAGACTGCTCTTATCGGTGGTAAAGGTACTGCCGATTCTATTAATGATAGAGTTGAATTTATTAAGAAACAAAAAGATAAATCAGATTCAGATTTCGAAAAAGGTAAGTTGGAGAGTAGATTATCTAAGTTAGTTGGTGGTGTTGCTATAATTAAAGTCGGTGCTCAATCTGAAATTGAAATGAAGGAGAAGAAAGATAGAACTGATGATGCTGTTTTAGCAATCAAAGCTGCTATCGAAGAAGGAATTGTGCCAGGTGGTGGATCTGCCTTACTTCATTGTATGCAGTGTGCAGATGGGAGTTTATTAACACGAGATAAATTAAAGGGATATGATATCGTATTCGAAGCATGTAAGGCTCCATTTAAGAGAATAATGGAGAACGCTGGGTTAGACTCTTCCCAATTACTCAATGAATTTGATTTAATTAATCGAAGTCTTGATAGTACTAATTCAATGGGTTATGATGTTGTATCTGAAAAGTTTACCGATTTAGTGGTATTAGGTATAATCGATCCAACTAAAGTGACTCGTACTGCACTTGAGAAAGCAGTGTCGGTTGCAGGTACATTGCTAACTACCGAATCGATGGTAATATTCGATAAAGAATCAGAAGAAAAAACAAATAACAATTCAATAGATCAATAATTAAACAAAACACATGAAAGCTTTAAAACAAATAGTATCTTACATTAATTGGCAACAATTCGCAATGTCTGACTCACACTATAAATTACCTAAAACACTATGTTCAACCTTTTGGTTAACATTGATTGGGGTAATTACAATACCACTAACTTGGATAGGTAATTTTTGGAATCTCATACGATGTAGATTCAGAATCGGATACCAAGATAACGACAAAATTAATTTTGTGGCAGGGGCTGGTATTAATCTTGTATTAGTCGCGTTTGGAAAACTTTTAGATATTCTAGCATATCCCGCCTATAATATAATCACAGAGGTTGAGTTTTTGGCGAGCCCATTGTTAGGTTACTTTAAATTAATTGGAAGTGGTCTTTTATTTTGTATTCCATTTGGTATTACTATACTATTACTTTATCTTTTTATTGCAGGTATAATATCTATTGCAAGCTGGATATCTAATTTCTTTGAAGATAAGAATATCGGTTCCAAATCAGATAAAGATAGTAATCTAATTGCATCTACTTTAAAAGGAATGCATTCCATTAAGAATAAATATTGTCCAATTATTGAATGGGATGATGTTATAAAGAGTGATAAATACAAATGAACAATTTAGATGAAACATATCAAATCCTATTAACTGACATCTTAGAACATGGTGTTACTAAAGAAGATAGGACTGGTACAGGAACTCTTAGTGTATTTGGAAGGCAAATCAGACATAAAATGTCTGATGGCTTTCCATTACTTACTACTAAGAAAATGGCTTGGAAACAAATCGTAACTGAATTGCTATGGTTTTTAAGAGGTGATACAAATATTCAATCTTTACTGAAAGATGGTAATAATATTTGGGTAGGTGATGCTTATAAGAAATACCAAGGAAATCAATTAAAAGGTAAGAATGTAGATAAAGTATTATCAAAAGAAGAATTCATTAACAAAATCAAAACAGATGATGAATTTGCAAAAATGTGGGGTGAATTGGGCCCTATCTATGGTAAGCAGTGGAGAGATTGGGGAAGTGGGATTGACCAAATTCAAAATCTAATCAATGATCTAAACAACAATCCTGATAGTAGAAGAATGGTGGTTAATGCTTGGAACGTATCTGATATCGATAAAATGACATTACCACCATGTCACTATGGTTTTCAAGTTTATACAAGGGAATTAAGTACTCAAGAAAGATGGGATTATTATAGAAATGGAGCTCATGGTAGACCTATTAAAATGGTTAATTTCATTATCAACAGAGATGAAAAAGATAATTCCCACATTCGTGTTTGGTTAGATAGATATGCTGACTTTGCCCCAACAAGAGCAATATCCTTAATGTGGAATCAACGGTCAGTTGATACATTCTTAGGTTTACCATTTAATATAGCATCTTATGGGTTGTTATTAGAGATTTTGGCTAAAATGGTGAATATGGTACCCGAAGAATTAATTGGTAACTTAGGTGACACGCATCTCTATTCAAATCACATAGATGCTGCAACAGAATTACTTTCTAGAAAGAATAAATATAAATTACCTAAGTTAGATATTAAACTTCATATGCTAAATGTTCCCTCATTCAAACCTGAGTGGTGGGTGTATGATGATTTTGAAATCCAAGGTTATGAATCATATCCGTCTATTAAAGCAAAGTTATCTAACTGATATAATGAGAAATATATTATTAGTTATTTTAATGGCATTTAATGTGACATTAGTTCAATCACAGAACACAAGTGTAATACATCTTCCACAAATTGGAACAGTGTATAGTGAAACCAATGGGGAACTTACTAAAATTCTCACATCAGATATATTGAAGTTAGAATACCAATGGTGGGTATTGAATGAATTTGATTTGACTTTATTTGTCGCCTACGATTCAAGTAAATATCAATTATTGAGGTTAAAATCAGATTACAACCTCAATAATTATGAGGGATATCCTGATAGCATATCCATTGAACCAATCGATACCATATACCTTGCTAAAACATATCCATACATCTCATTAACATATAATACATTTTATGAAGTTTGGTTATTTACGAGAGAAACTAAAGTTGATTCAATTAAGAGATGGTGGTTTATTACCGAATCAAATAAAAATAAATTAAGATGAAAATAGAAACACTTAGATTACAAATAGAGAAAATAAAGATTACATCAATAGACCAAAAGCGAATTCAATCTGAAGTCTTAGGTCTATTGGATATGTATGAACTTGATAATAGAGAGGCCATTGGGCCAGAAAAAGTAAATCCATTTAATTTTATAGATACCACCGATGATGGGAATCGTGATTGTACTATGGATAATTACTTAGTTTTAGAATATAAATTAGAAGATTATAAAAAATAATAATATGAGATCAGAAATAGAAGTTCACAATATATTCGGGAAGAGTATAACACATCAATTAGTTGATAATGCAGCTTGGTTGGTTGTAAGTGAGGGTAGGTCTACATGGGCTTACACTAATGATAAGAGAAAATGTCTAGGTATTATGAAAAATGGAATGCCTGATATTGCCACTTCGGTGAACGTAGAATCCGTATCAAACCATGATATGATAACATTACTCAATCACTTTCATTGCTCTGTTAATAACACTAAAAAATTCAAAGAGAATGTTTTTCGATTACACAATATTTGATAACCGATATGTAGCAAGGCCGCATGATTTCTTTGAGTATATAACTATCATAGGTGCATTGACATTTTACACCGATGTGACTGTTGAATCATGGGCGAATTTAATTGAATCTGTATCTTAATTTGATATGAATGCTACTTGTGGTATTTTAATAAACGGAGATCGAATATTGATAGTTAAATTATCGGAGCAAACTGATTGGTTATTACCATGTGGTGAAATCACCAATGGTGTTGATGATTCTATAAAAAAGTTAATGTTAGATAAATTAAACATATCAGTCCGACCACTTCATGCCATTAGACCACATGAGAAAAATAATCTAATAACTCACCCGATGGTATTGGAGTATATTGAGGGGGCTCCTGAGTTTAAGGGGTACACTCATTTGAAATTTGTGAATAAATCAGAATCAAAGAAAGTGCGAATTGATATCCTACACAGGAGTATTGTTGCAACTTTCTTTGATTCATATAGTATCTTTCTAAGAAAGGATAGAAACTAATAATTTTAATATTTATATAAAAGGACATATCATTATGGCAGAAATAACATTAACAATATATCAAGCACAAATATTCAATATGGTTGAAGGGTACTTTTCTTCAAAGGGGTATCTTGGTGAAGATTTGTTTGAGGATACCTATGTATTACAAAAACGACTTGCCGATTATATAACAAATAACGTATCGCTAAATAGTGGTAATGATGATTCTGAGATTGTAGCTAATAGAGTATACAATGCGGTATTAAACATTCAGTTTGATAGGCCAAATGCAGGTGGTGGTGTGGATGATCGTATAAATCCAAATCCAACGGGTAATGATAATCCAACCGAAGAATCATCAACGAATCGAAACTAACTTAAAAAGAAACTTGCAATGTCAACTCACCATATTGCTACACCGCAGGTTAAATACACCTATGGGTGTATAATGTTATATGTAAAGTATTATAACCTACAGTTCACTCACACATGGATACCTGAAAAGCACATATTTAATGATACTTCTAATATGTATGGGCTTGAATCATACCCACACATTACACTTCTAAGTAATGTTTTGGCTGGGGTTAGTAGAAGTACAGTAGAGAATGTCTTAAATAAGATTAACCTACCACCGAATCTCAAACTTGAAACAAAATTGAGCAGGTTCGATGCAAACTCAAAGGGGGCAGTTCCGCTGAAATTTGATGTAATCGAATCAGATACCACTAATCAGTTGAATGATATTCATAAACTCTTAAAAGAGGAAATTCCAAATGAGTGTGAATATGATGAGTATCACCCACATATGACAATTGGATATGTAAAGGATAGGCATAGTAATCATTATGGTAATAATTCAGATGGTAAAAATATCATATCCCATACACTCAAAGCAAAGAACAAAAAGTATCAAATATTAGATACCATATACCCAGTCTATTCGACACCCAATGGTGATGTTTGGATAATTAATAACAATTAATTAACATTAGACACTTGGAAATTTCATTCTTTTTTCGTATATTGTTACTGTAATAAAAGATAGGATATAAAGAAACAACGAGAATAATAAAGTGATGACAAACAAAGAAAGAGCATTAATGGTGGCAGAAGTAGCACACCGCAATCAAACCTATGATATATACCCATACACATATCATGTTAAACGAGTTGCAAATCGAGCTGAATCTTTAGGGTATGATGAGGCTATTGTGATTTCATGTATATTACATGACACATTAGAAGATACTGATCTTTCGTATAAAGATCTTAGAAAGGCATTTGGTGTGGAAGTGGCGGAGATTGTATATTGTGTTACTGATGAACTAGGCCGTAATCGTATTGAAAAGAAACAAAAGACATTTCCGAAAATAAAATCTAATTGGAAGGCCACAGTTGTTAAGATATGTGATCGAATTGAAAATGTAACTCAATCACTGCAATATAATGAAGCAAAGCTTAAAATGTATAAAAGTGAGCATAAATATTTTGTTGAGGCAATATCCAATCCACATCACCCACAAGATGAGGTGGGTAAGGCTTGGGGAGTGTTAAATGATTTAATGAATACAAATAAATAATAAAAATAATAAAAATATGAAAAAGGTAGTATTGTTTGCAATGGTCGTAGCAATGACCGTATTGGGATCATCTTGTACGGAGAATACAAGAGCACGTTCATTTGGTGGAACTCAGGAAATTGAACTAAAAGAAAATGAACGATTTGTGAATATAACTTGGAAAGATTCTGATTTGTGGGTGGTGACCGAAGACACTTTAACTGGTATTGGATATGCTAGAGAGAGATCAAGGTATGGTGTGTTAGAAGGCACGGTTATTATAAAAAGAAAAGGTACTACAGGCCTATAACTAAAATGATTGAAACTGATGTTTAACGAAAACCCGTGGCACGAGCACCCCACTACGATACCATACCTAATAGATAGACAGTATGAAGTGATGTTAAAGGGTGGGGAAATTGAAGAAGACACCTTTACAGGATTTAATTGGTACAATTATGATTGGACTGATATAATCGCATGGCGATACTTAACAAATTCTTAATAATGATAATAATGAGAGGACTTATAATGGCATTTATCATCACATTTTTTGAAATCATAATTGTAATTATGATCACCTTAATTATATTAATGATTATCTGTTTTGTGGAATGGAATACTGATTCAGTCGATTGGGTTATTAATTGGTTAACCGAACCGTGGGGTAGGGGTGCTAGAATTAGTATCTGTATTCTATTTGCATTTAATTGGTTTATCGGATTTGTCAGTGCAGCATTTGTGGATTAAAATAATATTAACATAAATAAAAAATATGAATAAGTATAAGAAGTTTGTTAAGGAGTTATTTAATAGCTCAACTGAGTTGAGAAATAGTATTAATGATAAATTTCCAGGGGAATTTTCATCTAATGGTTTGATATCAAATAAGTGGCATGAAATACTACACTCTGGTGGTGCATTGTTTTATTATAATGGTGATTCAACCAATTACGGTTTCAGATCTAATGGTGCTTGGACATCATACGTTGTTGATCTTGGTGATCGGGTAGAGGCTAATGTAGTTTCAACTGATATAGTATTACCCAAACTAATAAAATTGGCAACTCGATTGGGGTATGTAGAGGGGGCTAACGTAGATCTATTTGAACTTACTGGTGATACACTGTTAAGAAATTGTCGCATCACATCAAATGAAGTAAACTATGATGAAGATAAGGATATACTTGTGATTGGTGGTTCGACGGTTTACCGACAAGGTAGATGGATGCCAAAAATAATGACAGATATTAGAATGTCAGAAATATCAGAGAAGTTTAAGGTTCCCGTTTTATCTATAAACATCATACCTTAGTAACAATGAGAATATTAGCAAATTTAATTATGTGCCCCGATGGAACCATACTCCAGTCACACCATCGGCATGATTTTAAATCACATATAGATGAAAATGGTCGATATAGTATGGTCGATGGTGGAATTGATTATCTTAAACGTGGTGGTGAGTTTATTGAGATGTCGATACATGAAGGTGACCCTTTCATATTAATACGTAGGTATATTTGTAGAATAAATAAAGACAAAGACGGTCTAGGTATACCAGTACATACCCCACTTTTCCAAATGGATATTGAGTGGTTAAAAACCCTAGTCGATTGGTTAGAGAGAAATCAACCCGACAATCCTTATAGAGAATATTACATAAAGGAGATTGAATGGCGGGAAAATGAACCTACATCTAAATAAAAATAACGAGCAATTTTAAATAATGAAACGATTCAATAACCTATTTGCCAACACATCTATTGTTAGGGAATACAAAGCTGAACCAAAGAGTTCATTATACACATCTATGTTAGAAAACTTTGTATACGGATTACTAGGTTCTATATTGGTGGTGTTTATATCACAGAAGCAAGATATGATGGTTCTGATTGGATATATGATGTATTATTTCTACGTTGGTAAGGTCATCAATCGACCGAAGTACGTAACATCACTTGGTAAGTTCATAGTATTTCCAATACCAACTACATTAGGAGCCTTCATAGGGTATAAATTAGCTTATTTACTAACAGATTTTATATAATGAAAAAGATAATAATTTACGAATATCAGTTAAAACTAATTGAACATGCATTAAGAATGACATCTAATATTCATAAGAGTTCGGATGGGATTACATCATTTGATAGGGTAGTACGAAACGCATGGGGATTTTCCCAAAATGCATTGGCAGAATCGGATACGGAATAAGTAAGATTCATCTAAATTTAACAATTCCTTAACATTAAAAGATTGATATATCAGTCTTTTTTCTTATATTGTAGTATGGATTTAATAACAAAAACTCAGTATGATTACTTATATAAACTAGCAACAAAAGGCAAACGTAGGCGGAATCGGTATTATTTGAATGTGCTTTCAAAAGTTAATCCTCAATCCATTATGTTTGAAATAACGGATGTAGATGCTCATATAACGGATGCAGATGCTCATATACGTGATACTGGAATCAATGTAGTATTCGAATCGGATGTGTGTATTAATTCAAGGTGGCTTTTCAGATTAACTGACGTTGGAAAACGAACTTTGCCATTAGAATGTCGAAATGCACTTCGTGAAGTATTTGATAGTGAAGAACATAACAGATGTGGATTTTAAATTTACTTTAAATAAGGAAATATAATGACATTACTTTGGCTTGATGATATGAGAAACCCATTCATTGATAACTGGTTGCGAGATTACGCACCACGATTTATTGATGAAGAAGTGATTTGGGTTAGGAGTTACTTAGAATTCACCGATTGGATCAATACTAATGGATTGCCTGATATGATATGTTTTGATCACGATTTAGGTGAGGACGTTGCTAGAGATAAAGTATCCAATGGACTGAGTAAACGACAAGCTAGGATTCAAAAACGTGAAACAATTAGTGGATTTGAGTGTGCCAAATGGTTAGTTGATTATTGTATTGATAATAATGATGAATTACCACAATGGTCTGTGCAAAGTGCAAACCCCGTAGGAAGGGATAATATAAATGGGTTGCTTAACAATTACCGTAACCATTGTAGTGAATGATACGATATGATAAACCATAGCAAAAATATACTCTTAGATAATACACAGTGGGAATTTCTATATGGTCTAGTAGAACATAGCGGGCCCACTTATGTAAAAGATCTCACAGGTAATTCTTCAATTAAATTTAATTATCACGGTTTTGGTGTAGATAGTATCATAAAACCTTATATATGGATGTATGTGTACAAGCACGGTCAGTCATATCAGTATAAAATTAAACAAAACCATGCCCAACGCCATATAAATGGATCTCAAATCCCACTTTTACTTAAATACACATTAAGAAGTCTATGGAACAAAAAACATTTAAATTAACTGAGGAACAATTTCTAAATAAGGTATAATAATTACAGATATGCTCACACAAATCCAATGGGATTATATGGAAAGTTTAAGTAAATCAGATGGTCGAAGTCATGCTTATATATTATCAAATAATAAACGTGTCTATTTAATACAATCCACTAATGAACCCCATCGATTAACGTTTTATATTGATCAAGGAGCCGTAACTGGACCATCATACTCAGTTGTAAGTAGATCGGTGAATCACCACGCCCTCACACGGGAAGTTAGAGAAATAATGCATGAAATTTGGGAACTTAACAATAAAGATGAATAATTCAACATTATTAACAAAAAAACAATATGATTGGATGTCTCAGATGTCTAAAGTGTATAATGTAGAACCACCACTTATCCAATTCAGCTCTTTCAAATTGGGTATATTTACTGGATTATCGGGTCGTATTTACGTTAGAATCGAAAAAGCTGATCATCAGATGTTGTTATATTCATTCGAAGAAGATCAAATTGGAGACCGTAGAATGCCACCAATCGTGAAATCGTGTTTAAATGAATATTGGACTCGTTGGAAATTTAAATTAAAATTAAAACAAATATTATGAAAATTGTAACAACAGATTACCCCTGTGGAATCAACACAGATGGTCAGAATTTTTATGTAGAGACTGAAATGGTTCGGGATTTAGATGGTGGCTTTAATGCATGGAAGATGAGGAAAGAACGATTTATAGATGCAAATGAAACTGTAGACGGAATTATATTGTATGATATTACACCTATTACGATAGATCATTACAATTACAATACGGGTCTTCAAATTAGATATGCGTACAGTGTAGTTGATGTTAAAGATAAAGTGGTAACGGAAACAATTACAGAAACAACGACCGTGACTGAAATCACATATGAATCTAAACCTTCAATAGTGAGCCTCAGATAAAAACTAAGGTAAATAATCCAATCAAACCTGTGTGGGATGAAGATGAAGTATATACATTATGCTTAAAGTCATATCTACGGGGTCTTTCAGATGCATCATCACATTTCTTTAAAGAAACATTTAGTAAACTTATAGAAGTTCTTATGTCGAAGAAGTTAACAAAATCTTAACATAGGAGATTTGGATACCTCATTTAAGTTCCGTACATTGCCTCTGTAATGATTAATAATCATCTAATAATAAAGATATGGTATTAAATGATATGGTGAATACGATTTTAACAAAACGACAATGGGATTTTATAAAATGGGCCGCTGATAACGATCACAATCAATTCTATAGTGGTGATTTCAGAGTAGAACTGAAAAACACACCCATCTTTCTACCAACCGAAGTCATAGAAATTAGATTAATATCTGGTTCTGGAGAAAAAGAACGTAGTTATACCTTTTACGCTCGTGATACAGAGTATATCGATTCTCTCATTAGATCTGACATGATATTCGCACTAAAAAGAATGTGGAATTATCATCGAAGAAATGGAAACATATAATTAATTATATAATGACGGTAATGCCTGATTTAACAAAACGACAGTGGGATTTTATAAATAGCAACCACCCAATGTGCTTGCCACCTTACTTTGGCCGTGATTTCGATTTGATCTCCAAGATTAAATATTTATCACCCTTAAACATAAGGGTTATAGAACTTGAATTAAGAATTGGCACGGGGGAATATGAATCTAGTAGAACACTCATTACTGCCGATCCAGTAGATGGAACCACTCATATTCCAGATAATTTCAAAACAGCACTAAGAGAAATGTGGGATTTTCACAACCTATATGGTAACATATAATAATTTTATGAGCATGGTAATGAGTACTCCTTTAACAAAACGACAGTGGGATTTTATAAAGAACTATCATAAAGCGACACATAATAGTGGTGTTTACTATGGTGTTGAGTTCACTCTAATCTTTAGGATTTCACATACACCAACCAATTATAGCTATATGGTGGAAGTTGAATTAATAACTGATGGTAATGGTAGTAAATTCAGTAAAAGACTGAGTTTTTGCGATCCCACTCAAGGAACCACTCATATTCCAGATGATATGAAATCCGCCCTAAGAAAAATGTGGGATTATCTTAACCCAATTTTCGATAAATAATAGTTTTCTTATGAATGATAGAGCAACAGCTGAATATTTAACCTCAACACAGTGGGATTTCTTAGAGATGTTGATGAAGAGTGGTTGGAATTTCCTTCCTCTAAATGGTAATGAATATATTAAAATAGAATGGGTCGATTTCCCCCCAACTGAAATGATGTTAGATATTATTTTATTAATTGATGGTGTAGTTAAATATCAATGGAGAATAGGCCGATATTTGGCCAATTCTAATCAATATCTGGAGCATAATTTGAGAATGACACTTAGAGACTTATGGGATGAAGTTAATGGTAATAAATAAATGAAAACAAAGTTAAAATGGAAATAATAGCAGAATTAATGGGAATTGGTATTGGGGCAATTTTAGTTGGGGTGGTATTTCTAATATTCATCCCATATCGAGTGGGTGAATTTTTAGTATATAATTATATTGGTAAACCGCATGGTGCAAGCGATAATATGAAGTGGATATATAAATACTTAATAGGATTGGTCGCGGTTGTGATTTTAACATCAGTTTGTTTGGGTGTTGGGTATGGATTAATAGAATTAATAAAATGAGCGGATTAAAAGAAAAAATAGAAAGGCACCTTGAGTGGGCAAATAAAAGGCTTAAACTTCAAGGAAAAGAGTTAGATGAAACTCAGATTGAGATATTGCAGTTTGCTATAGTAAGTGGGTTCACATGCTTAACAGATAAGCAATTCAGTGAGGATATTGAAGAAGCAATTCGAGATGGTGAGATGGTTTCTTACGGGCCCGAAGGGGCCTACGACTATTTTAGTCAAGAAATTGCATTGGATAATGTTATGGGAGCGATCAATGATCGGTTAAGTGGTACAAATGAATAAATTTAAAAAGAGTCAGAAATGAAAAAGTATTATTTCATAAATTATGCAATTGATATACCAGGTCAACGTATTTACTATGGTAGGGATTTGGTAGATCAAACCCCATTCCAATATGCGATGCATTATACAGAGCTCAATGGTCTTTCTAAAAAAAGAATCATCCTATCCTCTTATGAGATAGAACCTAGTGAATATAGAATGTATAAAGAATTAATAAACGATGAGTAAAATGGAGAAAGTAATAGAACTTAAAGAGACCCATCTAAGACGAATTAGAACAGTTAACAAAATGATAGATAACCCATTGACTCCAAAAGAACGTAGAGATAGATTGGAAGCAAAACTACACACTTACAAATGCTTTATAGTAGAACTAGAGGATATATGTGGGGATCAATAAGAAGATTCCTTAACATAACCTTAACATTGAAAATTAGGCTTAGTGTACTCAATTTCGTATTTTTGTCTTGTTGGGTTGATAACGAAGTCAGCTCGTTAATTTAAGAATTATGATAGTAGATCAAAAGCAAAGTGCCATTAAAGAAATTAGAAGTAAATCAATTCAGACGGAGGCGGTTGTAGAATCTATACATCCTGAACGTTATACTCATGAAGATGAGGAACTAAACGAAATATACGATGATGTCATCATATACGATGACTTTCCTGAACTCTACGAAGATGATGGGTATCTAGGATTGGATACCGATTACTAATATTAGTAACCCAATAAAAAGAAATTATGAAAGCTAATAAAATAAAAAAAGACGTAAACTCATTTCGATTGAAAGCAATCAATGTGGCTTGTGCTACTTCGGGATATCAACCATCGTGTGTTGAATATGTATCACTCGATGAAGATGGTATTCGTGTGGTTTTCGACAACCCATTTGGTTTTGGTGATGATGACTACGATACAGATACTATCGGTGTTTTATATGAAGATTTAGATAGAGATATCTTCGAACTTATTATAGAACGTATCAAAAATGAGGAAGAAACAAAAGAGCTTGCTAAAGAAGCAGAAGTGAGTACAAAGATGAATACTAAAGAGAATGAAATAATGCTTCTTAAAGAAGATTTAGAATGTGTTCATATGTACTTAGATGATATGGACACACCGAGGAAGGATGTTAATGGTAATGTGTATAGTATCGTTGGTAGAATTGAATGTAATAGGAGTGAGCAAATATCAAAAGATAATTTTATAAAGGCGGTACATACCCTAGGTTTATTTTCATATAAAACGAAATGATATGACACCATTAGAAAAAGCAAAAGAGCTAATAGAGCACTATAAGCAGATACATGATACTGATTATGAAATGGAAGCTTATGGAATGATCCCTTTAATGAAGAAACATGAACTTAGTGAATGTGCTAATATATGTGTGGATATGATAATAAAGACATTAAATGGGCCACAGTTCCAATATAAAGTGAAATCCGAGATAGATTATTGGAATGAGGTGAAGGTGGAGATATCAACTTTTGAAGACCGTTTTACATCATTGTGAAATTGCAGGGAATGATAAAAAGAATAAATTGTAAACACAATGACAATGGGGCTTGGTGTACTAACATCAATGTTAAACGATCATTATTTGGTATTGGAGCAAGATGTTGTTCAGAGTATAATGATAAAGAATGTAATCTAAAGGAGTTAAGAGCAAAGAAAGGAAACCCACCACCAAGACCGACATCAATTAAAATAGATAAATAAAAGAATAAAAACTAACATAAAAACAAAGACAAATGGGAAAAGTTATTTTTATAGGTGAAGGGCCTACAGGTGAAAAGCCAGTTGAGTTTACGCATCGTTCAAATGGAACGACGGGTTGGGTTAAATTGAGTACCACACCAATAATTCGTGGGCAAGTAATATACCTTGGCGCGTGTGATTATGATGGTGATATGTTTGCGGTGAAATGGGATTCAGGGTCTATTGACATTTATAAAGGACACCTCAATTCAGGAAATTTCTAAGCAAAAGATAAAATGAAAGATACACTTATAGAATTTGAAACCGCAAGGTTAGCTAAAGAAAAAGGGTTTAAAAATAAAAGTAATTATTACAATGGTGCTGGAGAGTTAATAATTCCTAATCATAACCATTCTAATAATATGATGCAAAGATTTAGATTTGAAGCACCAACTCAATCATTATTACAGAAATGGTTAAGAAAAAAATATGATATTTATGTTGAAGTAGCTCTAGATTATGGATACTATAACGATGCCGATGTAAAAGAAACCTATGGCATTCATGGATTTGTGTTTGAAATAGTAAATAAAGGCAAGGAAAAAACCGAGGATTCTCAGCTTTATAAAACATACGAAGAAGCATTAGAGAAAGGATTAATGGAAGCATTAAAAATAATAGATATTCAAACAAATAACAACTAACAACTAACAGTATGGACAAGTTCAATCAGTTAACAGATGAATGTATATCAAGATCCCTTAATTGTTCAATAACTTATCAAAGGATAAACGACTTCTCAGTTGAAATATACAAGGGTTATGGATCTAACTATGGAATAGTATTTTACACCGATGGTCATATTAATCCAAAAAAGGCTATTAAAAAAGCATTACAATTTCTTTCGAAGCGAACAGGAGTAGAGTAGAGAGTGCATCGGAATTAGCAGATGGGGACATAGTTGTAGCATAAATCAACGATATCTATCAGAATACATACATATACCACTCATAAAGAGATATTACGAAAACGAGTCATATATGTGTGTTTACGTTATTCATAATTTTAGGGGATTGTTATTATCAGACTAATAATATATCAGTACATTCATTGCGGATATGACAATCTCCATTAAAAAACAACAAAGGGTATGGTAAGGGTGGGAACACTAAACCATTCAGGAATAGGGTAGCATACTACACATTCTTTTCGATTTGGCAAAAAAAATCCAATAGAAAAACTCTATTAGCTGATAGACACCCTCTATCACGTCAATTTACATAGATATTATCTATCACATAGACAGCCTCTATGGATATTCCCGTGCCGCAAATCCTGTATTGATAGTATGTAACTGCTGATTATCAGTGAGTTAGACTACTTTGATGGCTTATAGGGATAGAATCAAAATCGCAATTAGGGCCATCCAGTGGGGTTTCGGTGCATAATTCACTATTTTGGGGTGATTCATATAGATAAATAGTATGAGAATCTGAGCCATCAAAAGAAAATGGCTTAATAATTTGGCTATTTCAATTATTATTCGTACCTTTGTAGGGAATTTGGTGTTAATTTTCGAAAATCGGTAGGAATCCAATAATGACTAAAGATTAATTTGGCCATTTCAACTATTATTCGTATCTTTAGAGGGGGGCTTGATGCTAAATTTATTATAAAACAACCAATACAGGCGATCTATTGGGGTGGAGACTACTTTGATGGCTTATAGAGACGAGGAAATTGTTTAGAAATCCAAAATGGCTATATATCACCCTCTGACTATGCTGCGACATCAATAAAATCTATTAGAAATCCAATAGAGTGGTGTGATTATCAGTATATTACAGTAATCAGAATGGCATAAGAATCCAATAGTATCTCAGTGCGCCGTAGGAATCCAATAATGACTAATTATTGATTTGGATATCTCAATTATTTTTCGTAACTTAGGATGGGATGGTCATGCGACTGAATTATTAATATGGCATGGGAATCCAATAATGACTAAAGATTAATTTGGCCATTTCAATTATTTTTCGTAACTTAGGATGGGATGGTCATGCGACTTAATTTGTGATCTGCCGTAGGAATCCAATAATGGCTAAAGATTGATAGGAATCCAATAGTGGTTATCTATTAATAGGAATCCAATAATGGCTAAAAATTGATTTGGCCATCTCGATTATTTTTCGTAACTTTGGATGGGACGGTCACCTCACGTGTCCAGTTGGGAATCCAATAATGGCTAAAAATTGATTTGGTTAATTCAATTATTTTTCGTAACTTTGGATGGGACGGTCACTACCCGTATCCCGACCGATCGATACATAACAAATTATAATATTATATAACATGAATATATCGATATCATCTATTCGCATTATAAATTAGGTAATTATTGATATTATCCGTATATTGCAATGTAAGATTGAGAAATCGTTAAGAGAGAAAGTTAAGAGAGTGTTATTAAGTTTATAAACCACACTAACTAAATTGATTAAACTATGAGAGTAACAATATCAATCGGAGATCGAATTTATGAGCAAGGAACTCATCGATCAGCACTCATATATGAAGTGATTAGTCCAACTCATAGTGTGCCAGTCTTTGATCCTACAGTGGAGCAACGAAGATTATTAAGAATTGAAGTATTGAATTTAGAAACTAATCCAAAACGATAATGAACACTCCAAAACTTTCATTAAACCAACTCAAGTCTAATTACCTTTTGTTACGAGGTCAATACCTTTCCACTGCACCAATGAATGAAATCGAAATTGACACTCTATGGTCAACATGGGCAGAACTTCAAAAGTTAGGTTGGAATTGGGCTAAGATCGAAGATAGCCAACTAAGAGATTAATTAACAATTTGGTAACATACTAAATTAGGATATCATATCATCTATTATTACCTTAGTGGTGTTGGGTTGAGAGAGTAATCCTTCCCAATTAAAAATCATCAGAATTATGGAAAAGCTAATGAGATCATCAAATGGAGATTACAACTATCACTTTCGATGGTGTAACGAAGAAGGTTTCTACGTTGGATTTAATGATGTATGGGCACCTAATAAAAAAGTGGCTGTGAAATTAGCGAGGGCTATGGAAACCAAAGCACATTGGGCAGCATGGGATGGGATGAAATACATTACAGTTCCAAATGAAATTGTGAATGGTGAGCATTGCTTCCGTATGAAAGGGATGTATGTAGTGACTAGCTCGATGAAGCGAGCAACACACAAACATTCAAAATTGATGACTCGAATAGGTAATATGTTAACTTATTAAAACAACTATGATAAGATATATAGTAAAGGACGTTGAAAAAAACAAGTATTACGCTGGGGATAGTTACGGCTGTGGTTGGTGTGATAGGCAGAGAATGGCTGACACATTTGAAACTAAAGAACTTGCAATGATTTTTTTAGATGGAGAGCCTTACTCATGGTATGCAATTGAAGAAATTTACATAGTATGTCGTTAGTATTAAACTTAACAATTTGGTAACATACTAAATTAGGATATGATAACAGCTACCCGTACCTTAGTGGTGTTGGGTTGGGGAAGTAACCCCCTCATTTAAAAACTATCAGATATGAATTTTAAACCACTATATCAATTTTGCGACAAGTACGATATTCCACTATCCGAAGCGACTTCTATTACCAACTTGACACTTATCGTAAATAACCGAGTGATGTCAAATCTAAGTGATATGCACGGTCTTATACCAACACACAGTAAGCTAAATGCAATGAAGGATTTTATTTCAGCATTTAACACAGCAATCAAAGTAGCAACGTGTACCAACATATACCAACGTTCACATAATTAAAAATTCAAAAATATGACATTTAAAGACTTTTTAAAAAAGCATGATTTTACTCCAATGGATTTAGTAAATCCTGAGTTGATGGATATCATAGTAAACAGTTACGGTGCTGAGTGTAAAAATGAAGGCATGGTGGCGATATTAGATATTGTAGAGGAAAAGCAAACAGAAGTAGAGGCGGTATTAGATATTGTAGAGGGAAAGCAAAACGACCTAAAGGAAATCGAGGATACTGAGATATTCGATGATGATGCGGATTCAGCAATGTATAATCACTACGTCAGTTAACAATTTGGTAACATACTAAATTAGGATATATCGAATATATTCATTATCTTTATTTTGTTGGGTTGAGAGAGTAATCCTTCCCATTTAAAAACCCCCATTATGAAAGAAGTTATCAATAACATTGAAGTTGAGTTAAGTGGTTCGATAGTTTACATCAACAATCTCAATGGTGATTTGCTCAGAGCAATCGATGTTAATCCCAATTCAGCGGTCACTGATTATAAGAACTTGGTAATTCGATTAAAGAAAGCTAACAAGCATTACATTTAACAATCTATTAACATTGGAAATTAGGATATGATAGTAATTATGCGTATCTTAGTGGTGTTGAGTGAGTGACTAACCCTTTAAAGATATTAATTATGATAGACTATAATTTACTAAATGATGAAGATGATGATTTAACAATCAGTAAGTTTGAAGCGGCCACCGCAATTGGATTGGTGGTATTTTTTGTAGTAACGACAATATTAAATAACATAACATAACCCAATTAAAAATTTAATTATGAAATCACAAAGATTTGTTTATTTAAAAGCAGTACGTGAAAATGATATCATCTATTTGGTAGATGAGGTCGGTCACCAATACAACGTTCCTATTATCAATGAATTTGGTAGTAAGGAATATAAACGTGCAGTAGCAGCTGTTAATTCTCCTGATCGGTTCTGTATTAAGGCCCGATGTAAAGGTACACTATCCAGCGGCGAATTGACATTTGGTAAATTTCCAGCAGCCAAGTATACTGAGTGTAATGTAGTTTCCAATTTTGATTTACCAGCAGGTGGACTTGATCAATATTTGGTTGGTGAAAAGGTAGTTGAAACCGATGAAGTGGAAACACCAACAGAACCAATAGTAACTACAGCAGTAGGTGTTGGTGAAGATGTATTAGGATTCATTCATAATGAAGCTAGCAAATTGAAACCCGAAATGCTTTTCATCGATGAACTGAAATGGAAATACCTGATAAGAAATATTATCAGAGGTAAGAACATTATGATGACTGGCCCCGCAGGTAGTGGTAAGACAATGGCAGCAAAGGCAGCGGCATCAGCAATCGAGGGGTATAACACTGAAATCTTTAACTTAGGTTCGACACAAGACCCACGAGCGACTCTAATTGGTAATACCCAATTTGAAGCTAAGACAGGAACCGTCTTTAACCAATCACCATTTGTTAAAGCAATTCAACGACCTAATACAGTAATCGTATTGGATGAGTTGAGTAGAGCACATCCAGAAGCTCACAATATTCTGATGACAGTATTGGATCAAGAACAAAGATACCTTCGATTGGATGAGGCACCTGATGCACCAATCATCAATGTAGCAGATGGTGTATCATTCATCGCATCAGCAAACATTGGTAATGAGTATACTGCCACTCGACAAATCGATGCAGCACTACGAGATCGTTTCACAGTAATCGAAATGGAAACGTTGACCGCAGCAGAGGAAACGGCACTACTCAAAATGATCTACCCTGATGTTAGAGTTAAGACATTAGAATCGATTGGTGAGATAACCAGTATGACTAGAGCAGAGGTTAAAAAAGAATCAGCTAAGTTATCATCAGGTCTATCAACTAGAACAGCAGTAGAGATAGGTAGTCTAATCTCAGATGGGTTTACTTTAGAAGAAGCAGCAACCATCACAATATATCCAGAGTACGAAGATGTAGGTGGGGCAGAGATGAGTGAGCGAGTATACATTAAGCAATATGTTCAAAAGTTTATTGAGGCAGATGAAGAAGATCTATTCGCAATAGGTGAGGGGTATGCAGTTAAATCACCATCAGTAGATGCGGGTAATCTTAATAATCCTTTTTAATTATTATAATATTACAATTGGGTTGTGATAAATAACGTAGGTGCCACTCCCCCCAGTAAGTAAGGGGGGGGCGGCATTAACGTGTAACCAAAGAAAAAAAGACGCGAACCAAATCGGGCATTATCGACCCCCGTTGTGAGGCTACTTTTTCTCCCTAGGTAAAACCCTTCTGTAAAGCTTGTGTATCACACAAGCAGTATTTAATTAACAAGCAGAAGCCTTAAAAATAGCCTAAACTAGCTTTTGTTTTTATATTTTGTTAGGCACAGTTTATTATGGACTACGAAGAAAGAGCAGAACACGAAATTGAACTGATAGAACAAGACGAAACATTAAGTGAAAAGAAAAAGTCTCAAGCAATAGAAGATGTTATACAAGAACTCCGAGAAGAACTCGAAGACCATAAAAACGGTAGGTAATAATTTTTATTGTGCCTAACATAAAATAACAGATATGAAAAATAGTAATTTAGCATTATACGGAATACAGTCAAATATGGTAGGAGCAGAAACCTACGCACAAGCTGGCGACTTTGAGTTGTCTACGAAAATACATATCGTTGATGTCTTATTAGCCAACGGAAGTCATTTACATATAGAATGTAATACTGAGGCACAAGCTAGAAGTATCTTGTCGACTTTATACTACTACTCTGTTAACGGTAATGATAACAACGTTGTAGAATTTGACTTTGACTTTACATTAAACTACTTGCCGATTGAACTTGCACTCAAATAAACAAATAAACACAATAAATTTTTAAGATATGGAAGAATTGCTATTAAAGAATCAATTAGTTATAATGGAAGCTATGGTTAAGAATAGATTCAATCAAGACAAAGATGGATTGATAAAACAGATTAAAATAATAAAAGAATTCTTAATTAATATTGAACAAATTTGAATTATGGGTAAAATGACAAAAATGACAAAAATTGATGCGGCAATAAGAGATACCACATTATATTTTAGGAGAGCAGAAGAGAGTATAATGTTGCTAATGAGAGAGAAGAAAGTTTTACAAGAAAGGCTTAGTGCTCTTGAAGAGATAAAAGATAGCGACCAATATGAATAATTTTTTTGTAACTTTAACGGATTGAATAATAACAAAACTTAATTATGAAATTACACGAAATTATTGAAGTACACGACAAACCTTATTTTAGAAAAATGAGAGTAGAGAGTGGATTTATGTACAATTTTTGGGATGTAGAAAAGGATGACTACCAACAAGAATGGACTTTTGTGCCATACTCAAGCGAACTGGTTAAAAATTTCGAACACCGCATAGATACAACGGTAGGACTTTGGGCAACCGATGGGCCTGATTTAATCACAACTAAAAATACGAGAGAAGAATCAATAAAATGGTGGGATAGTTTAGGTTCAAACCCATTACTAGGGTTAATTGAAAAAGGTGAATTAACTACTAAGTATTTTGGCCCTGATAGAATCCCTGAATTATTAACTGGAAGAGAAATTGAAAAAATGTACGTATCTGAAAATGAAGATGACGTATATGTGTAGTTTTTACCCGACTAAATAAAACCGAATTATGGAAGAATTATTAAAAAAAATAGGGCAGTTGCAGTATGAAATCAGTATATTAGATATTGATGAAGAGACATTAACAGGTGTTGATATTAGAACAGAAGAATTAAAAGAGATGATAATCCAAGGGCAAGCATTACCTATAGATAGTGTTAACGTTTCGTTTGAATACGAAATGTTTATAAATGATAAAGGAACACCATTTGAAATGAACACTTGGATACCAATATCCAACGATAGAATTAAGGATGTTAGCAGGATAGATGAATACATTGAAAACGGTTTATTAAGAAAAATAGTTAATAAACGCTAACGATTGGGCTATGAATTTTAAAAAATACGGTTATGGAAACTAAATATTATATAGCGATTGGACTTTTATTAATATCGATGGTGCTAACTTTTTTTGTACCGCTTTGGTTTGAATTAAGAGAGCACAAAAAGTGGATGAAAAGGAACGATTTTTAATTTTTACCCGACTAAATAAATAACTAAACAAATGGTAGCAATAGAGTATTTTGATAGATATAGTAGCACAGCAAATGAGCCCGATATAATGGGTAGATGGGCAAGAACGGCCATCTATAAAAACATCAGAATAGCTTGGATAAGTAGAATAGAAAATAAAGATGAAATTATTTTTAGTGTTTCTTGCCATTTCCCAACAATGCAGAACGATACAGCAAACGAACATAAACTATGTTTTAGTTTGGATGAAGCAAAAGAGTTTGTACAAGATCGCTGGGAATGGTTCTTAAATGAGGTTTCTTAAACGTTAAGGCTATGTGTAGTGCCAAAATTTTAAAATAAAATTAGGTAGTTCAACATATTATTCGTATATTTACAAGATGTATAGAAGTCGGCAGCGAATCGACTAATACATTACAGACATTCTTGTACGTCCAATAGCCTTTGTGCTGTATCGCTCGGAATGTTTAATTGAAAGCCGCTAGAGAGGGTTCTTAGAAAGCGGCACGGGTTTGCGAAAGGAACGCCCACTAAGAAGGTTTATTACACAACCTATAGAGTTCTGAGCATCGGATTGTAATTAAACGAAGCACCTAATAACGAAGGCTCAATGAAGGTTAAGCATATCGTTTAAAGGTATCGCCCTACGTAGTTTCGCAACGAACTTCTTAGGGATTGCTATACCTTTAACTCAGGTCTAAATCAGGTATAGCATAGTATTTAAAGTGTACACTAACTAGTTTTTCTTTAGATTGGGTGGTAATTGTAAAAAATTACAACAATAAACTTGTGTAGTATAATTTAATTGATTACATTGGTCAAAGATAAGGGGGAAACTTAACCCAATAGTGAATTAAATTAAATAAAACGGTTTGGCTATGATGTCGGTTTTTATTTTTCTTAAAAACTGCATTATAGGTGGTGTTATACCCTGTTTTTGAGCGTTGGATAAAATAATTTACAGAAAAGTGTATTTTTATTTGGTGGTTAATACAGAATGCTGTATATTTGTAGTATAATAATTAAAACAAAAGAAATTATGACAACCCAAGAAATGAACAACAAGGTAATAGTAAGAGCAAAAGAACTTTTAACAATACCACAAGTGCAAAAAGAATACCAATCAAAAGAAAATGAAGCAGAAGCAAAAGATTGGATTTTACACCAAGCACTAATAACTCTTATGTATTCTCACGAAGAAAGAATGGAGATGCTAAAGAAAAAACAAGCAGCATAATGAGCAAAGACCTAATAAAATGGAGTGAACTGAGCCGCAAATTAAGCGGTTCAGACAACTCTATACGACATAATAAAATACCTAAAAAGTATGAACGCAAAGTAAATCGTTTACTGTGGATTCTCGATTTGTGGGAGCGTTGGGCAAATAGGGTATAACGTTTAGTATATGGTTTTGTAAGCCATAGCAGAAATTTACAATTGAAAAAGAATATTAATTGGCTTATAAACTATATACAGTGTTATAGTGAGTTTTTAAGTCATAAAATAACACAATAATGAAAACACATAAAGTAATTGACGTAACAACAATAAATGAAAACTCCTTATTTTACGGAACGATAGGGGAGTGTTATGAATGGAAAGTTGAGCAAGGATTTGGGTACAAAGTATTGCCATTATCAAAAGAGGAGAAATCTTTAGCTAATTCACTATAACGTTTGGCTATGTGTGGAAACTATATCTTAATTATTGCTAATGCTAAGTATAAAACCAGTAACGACATGAAGGAAAAAATTGATGAATTAATGGATAGGTTTGATGAAGGGAATATGTGTATAGATGACTTACACGGTGAGTTATTGGATTTATACAATGTTACCCCTCGTTTTTTTGTGGCTTTGGTGTACCAAAATGTAGGGGCTACAATGTTAAGAACCTTAGTTACAAAATGTGACAACAAAGATGAGGCGTTAGGCAAAGCCATAAAATACTTTGCAGAAGAAACAAAAGGTTATGGCTTAGTAATGAAAACAGTTACTTCTCCAAATGGGGGGTAATGGTTTGGCTATGAATTGAAGCCAAGTAAAAATGTTCAATTCAATTACAAATCTTCATAGGCTTTTATTTATAGTCTGTGTTATAAAACGTTTTATTATGATTGCAAAAATTAAAAAGGACTTAAAAAATAAAGGGTACAAGACACCTAAAGTAAAGTACAATAGATTGAATACTCATTCAATTTCTTATGAAGTTGCACTGAATGAAGCAGACAAATCAAGTGCTTGGGACGGACATTATTTTGTAGGAGAAGAGGGAACAGGAAATTCCAAAGAAGCAATGATTGAGGATTGGAACTCTTTTGTAAATGATTTATAACGTTTAGGCTAAAAACAGTAAAGATGAAGAACGAAATAAAAAACTTGATATATAAACACTTTGAACCTAAAGATGTGGGAATGGGAATTATAAATTGTATACACGAAGATAAAGACGTTGATAAATTAGCAGAAAGCTTAGTTGATTTATTTTCTATACCCGTTGTTAGTAATTGGGTTGCGATCGAAAGTGATGAAAAACCCAAAAGATTTACAGAAGTTATGGTTAAGTACACAAACGGAATAACGGCAATTGCCGTGTTTGATGGTGATGGGCGGTTTTATATCGAAAAAGATGACAGGGATATAACAGATATAGTTTTTGAATGGCATAATCTACCATAATTACGGGTAATGGTTAAACTATGTTATAGGAATAATTTTACGGATTAAAAACTAAAACAATGGAAAGACTAATGATGATAATAGCAACACTTTGGCAGGAATTAAAAAAAGATTGGAAACGTTGGTAGCGTATGGGTTTATCCGTATATTACCTCTATAATGATTGATAACCACCTAACAATAAAAATATATGGATTTTAGAGTAGAATATAGACATAGAGGAATACTTGAATATGTACATTTATCTAGCTGTGAAAATATAATGGATGCACTGCATAAATTCTATGAAGCACATGGAATAAGCACAGAGATTAATAAAATAGAACGTTGGTAAAAATTTATTAACAGTGAAGGTTGGTTTATCCAACTTTTTTTTGTATATTACAACATAGAAAAAACACAATATCGATATGAAAGCAGAAATGTACCAAATACTATTTGATGTAGAAAATAAAAACCTCACATCTGAACAAGCTCAAGTTCAGTTATGTGAGTTATTAAGTTTACTTAATACCGCCCATCTAAATTCCTATGACACTTATTCAGGCGATGCTTTACATAAAATCCCGTTTGGACTTTATGAGATATTTTGGAAATCAGGGGGGTCATCCCTTGCAAGTGTTGGTAATATGCACGATGGTGTGAGGTGGATCGCACCTAGTAACTGGACATCAGCGACTTCACCAACGGGTAGAATGGATAAACACGCAGATTCAATCGAGCGAATGGTTCTTTTGTATGGTACGTAATGGTAATAGATAAAAACAAAGTAATAATAACACAACCAAGAATGTTATGTACGTGTTGCTATACAGAAAACTGCAAAGGTGAGTGCTGGATAACAATTAGATTTTATAGATGGATAATGCGGGTATTAAATTAAAATATATAAAATGGAATTAGAAGAACAACTTCAAATAGTAAAGGAATTACTTGAAGCAACACAAGAACTTCAGGGAGAGTACCAAGATGGTTGGGATAACAGTATTGAAGGGGGTGAAAGGCTTTTGGAGTACCTACAACACAAATTTGATTATGAAAACAATTGTTTAACATGAGACACCAAATAGAATTACAAAGATTAGAAGTGTGGGCAAATAAACAAGAGATACTATATGCTTCATGTACTAAATCTAAAAAGAAACTGTACGTTTTAATGAGTAATAAATTTAAAGTGTATAGTAAAGGTAAATTAGTATATGAAACAATAATCGCATCAGCAGCAGTAGAGGCTTACAACGAACTTTAATTATACCCAACCCCGCAAAAACCCAAACAATGATAGACATCGACTTAATATCAAACATAGTAATAGGTGGCATAGACCAAGAAGACTTTCCTGACTTCTGCGATTCCTACATAGAATCAGGAACCTACAAAAGCAGAGATCTAACAGATATCGAGTTAGATGAGATAAACGAAGACTCGGCTTTTGTTTACGAGAAAACTATTGAATCTATGTATTAGCTAATGACTAAACTATGTTTTGGTTGTTTTTACAACTTAAATATAGATTTTGTTAGCATTAGTACGGATTATTAACTAAAAAAATAAATAGAATGAAAAAATTCAACATTAATGATTATATCTATATCCAGATAACAGAATTAGGATGGAAACACTTAGAGAAAACAGTAGGTAGTGAATACATAAAACATTGTATTAACGCTGACGGGTATAAAAAAGAGATAGATAACGAAACGTGGCATAGACTACAAGCGCATGACGTGTTTAGTTTATTACCTATGGGAACAGGATTTAATTTATTATACAATCCAAACGTAATGTTTGATGGGGATGCGTTAAAGTAGTATTAATGCTAACGTTAAGGGTATGGTGTCGTTTGCTTTTCGCAAATGCACTATAACCAGTGTTGTGCATAGTACGGATTATTAAAAACTAAAATTAAATAGAATGGAAATAAACAAAATATATAATGAAAATTGCCTTGATACAATGGCGAAAATGGAAGATAACTTTATTGACTTAATAGTTACATCACCACCTTATTTTAATGCTAAAGAATATTCACAATATGATAGCGTTTCAGAATATATGAGACAAATGAAAGATATTTTCTTAGAAACTGAAAGGGTGATTAAAGAGGGTAGGATGTGTGTTATAAATATTAGCCCTGTACTTGTTGCTAGGGAAAAAAGAAGTAAACAAAGCTATAGAATACCATTACCTTATTATTTTGTGCCTATGATGGAGGAAATAGGCTTTGAGTTTTTAGAGGACATTATATGGGAAAAGCCAGAAGGTGCTGCTGCAAATAGAAACGGTGGTTTTTTTAGGAGTAGAAAACCATTAGCATACAAGCCTAATATAGTTACAGAATATATATTAGTATTTAAGAAAAAGTCAAATTTATTAATAGATAAGTATTTAAAAAACAATAGCCTTGTTAGTGATGGTTATGAAAGGAGTAATATTTGGAAAATACAACCACAAACGAAAAGTAAGCGCCCAGCACCTTTCCCTGATGAAATTGCTGACAAATTAATAAAATACTATTCGTATGAAAATGATTTAGTTTATGACCCGTTTATGGGAAGTGGAACAACTGCAAAGATGGCTAAACTAAATAATAGAGATTTCATAGGTAGTGAAATGGTTGAGGATTACTGTGTAATTGCAAATGAACGATTAAAATAGTATTATGCACAACACAAGGCTAAACTGTCGTTTTCAATACAGTTTAGTTAATGTTATCTTTTGTTAATAAGTAAACTAAAAATTATGAAAACAATTAATTTATTTGGCAAAGAAATGCCAATTGAGAAAGAATACGAAGCAGCAGTTTGTGTATGGGAAACGATTGGTTCAAGTATTGATGATTATGAAGATGTTAAAATAAAACTAGGACAGAAAATATATAATATTAAAATATTGGAAACTGGTAGTATTATTTTTACAACATCACCAGATAGTAAAATTAATATGGTGACAATGTTTCCTCAAATGTTTGGATTTCCAAGCGATGAGCAACTAATTGAAGTTAAAAATTTAGAAGATATTATAAGCAAATCACATGATAAAATAAATGATATTTATAATAGTATTGAACGAACTGGTTATACTGATATACCGTTTTAAAACTAAATATTATGAATGAAGATATTATAAAATTAAAAAACTTGATTGAAGAGTATGAAGAACTTTGTGAAGAATCTGAACAAATGAGCAAAGATTGGGAAAGTGGTTCTGAATGTGAATCGGCAATGGCAGACCCTAGCGACAAATATATGAAGGGTATGCAGATTGAAGAAAAGCGCAATGAAATTAAGAGTGTCTTAAATACACTCTAACGTTGAGTATAACAATTAAAAATAGATAAATTATGAGTGTAAATTTTTTAAGTAAGGCTAACAGACAATTAATAATCGACCAATACTCAAGTAATAAACCACGTAAACAAGTTCAAGATGAACTAAGTGTATTTCTTAAAGTAACTCGTAGAACTATTAGGAGATACGCTAAAGAATTAAACTTAGGAATTAAAGCATCTCAATTAGTAGATGATAAAATTATGGTTTACGATATTGAGACAAGTCGAACAGAGGCAACCGTTTGGTGGACTGGTAAACAGTACATAAACCATAAGCAATTAAGAACAGAACCTAAAATGATTAGTGTTGCTTGGAAGTGGCTAGGTCAAGACGAAGTGCATTATCTAACTTGGGATAAAAACCATTGCGACAAGAAAATGTTAGAATCGTTTTTAAAGCATTATAATAAGGCATCTATGGTAATAGGTCAGAACAATAATTCATTTGATAATAAGTGGGTTAATACACGTGCAGCAAAGCATAAGTTACGAGTTGATAGATATGTAAAGTCCTTTGATATTTACAGAATGGCAAAACGATATTTTAGATTACCAAGTTTCTCAATGGCTTATATGGCTAAGTACTTTGGATTAACATTAAAGCAATCTCACGAAGGTACACATATGTGGGATATGATTGAGTACGGTAGTAAAGCCGAACAAGCTGAGTACTTAGGTAAAATGGTGGATTATAACAAAGGGGATATTGTAACTACTGAGGAATTGTATATGACTTTAAAACCTTATTTTGGTAGTGTAACTAATAATGCAGTTAAGCGAGGTTTACCTAAATGGGCGTGTCCTGTGAGTGGTTGTGTAGAAGTTAGGTTATTAAAAACTATTTTTACAGAGCAAGGAACAGTACAAAGGATTTTGTTTTGTGATGAGAGCCAACACCAATATAAGGTAAGTAATAAGTCTTATATGGATTTCTTACAACGTAAAATGATATAAAATAATATAGTATTAAAACCCGATAATTAACAATATCGGGTTTTTAAATGTTAAATTTGTTTATATGGTTTATTTGTTGTAAATTTGAGATAAAGAACACAGAACGAATGTGAATAATCAAAATGATGAAGTGGATAAAAATAAATAAAGACACTAAGATAAAACCATATGTTAAGATAGCATTTTTAACAAACCACATTATGTTTCCAGATAATGCTTATTTTGGAATATATAGTGATGTAACAAAAGAATATCATACTGATGGCAAAACCTTCGAAAGAGATGAAGTTACTCACTTCTTCTATGTGGAGAAGGTTGGTGTGTTGGACTTGAGTATTATGCAAAAGCAGTTTAATGAAATACTAGATAATCTTAGCCAAAAAGACATTAAAGATGGGGCTGATGGGGGTTAATAAAACTAATTAATTATGGGAATGGATATAGACTTTATAGCAGCCGACCAAGCAATAGATAAGTTGAAAAAGAAACTTAGTAGTATTGACCACGGAGAAAGAGAAAAGATAGCAGACGAGATAATACTTGCAGTAGATAAAATATGTAAAGAAAACTAATGAATAATTAATAAATATGTATTTATAGGTAGATGTTAATAAACAATCTGATAACCTAAAACCCTATACTATGATAACTCAACTACCTGATGAATCAAAAATTCCCAACATTCCAAACAAATATCAAAAAGCAGTAGACTTTTATATGGATGTAATCTATGATGATCGTGGGGATGGGAGAGGAAAGCTCGACCTATATCGACCCGCTAATGTAACAGGTGTAACCCCCTGTCTTATTTATATTCACGGTGGTGGTTTTGTTAGTGGTGATAAAAGTGCAATTATCCGATCAGCATTCAATGACTTACTTAAAAAATGCATTATGAGTGGTATCTCCATTATCTCAATAAACTACACCCTCACTAACAAATTATCAGATTCTCAGGGAATTGGTAGAGCTATAGACTCGATTGGTGAGGCATTAAAAGAAATTAAACTTAGTACTGATATATTACAGATTGACCCAGACAATATAGGATATTGGGGATCGAGTGCTGGTGGATATGCCGCAATGTGGTATTCTATGAAAGAATTTGGAACCATTGAAAACCCAATCAAAGGTAAGTTCGCCATTTCGTTCAAACCAAATGCTACAATGAATTTATTCAAAATTGAAGAATTGGGATTACTGGGGCCTGATGTGACATTAAATAGTGTATTACAAGATGCTGAATTAGCAGAGGCGTGTGTTCCTTGGTTTGGATTAAACGCAATTCCACAATCGGTAACGGATTTACAACCAGGTTTGGGGATTATGGAAAAGTACGATCCATATTTTCAAGAAATGTTCACATCAACGGCAAGTCCATTCTATTGTGTTATTGATGCTCCTGATGAGTTACCTGCTGAAAAAGTAGAGTACGTTCATAACCCAGCTAATGGTGCTGCATTAGAAAAAGCATATCGTGAAGCTGGAGCCACTGCATATGTATGGGGTACTAATAATATAAATCCAGTAGATTCATTACCACCAACAGGAAGACCTGGATTAGTAGAATGGATGTTGGGGCAGTTTAACATATAATATAAAACACAAAAATAAAATGGCAAAATTCGGTTGGAATACAAAGGGAACTCTAGGAGTTCCAAAATTGAAATCTTTTAGTGATTTTCTTAAAGATAATGATATAAAAGATATATGGTTACGAATACAAGGTGGTACTATATCTCAAAAAGAATATAACGTAGATTGGAAAGATTCAGATATTCAAGCATGGGGGGATTTATATAAAGCAAATCCAACAGTTAATCTAGTGTTTGTTATTAATATGAATGAACTTCCTGAGAACATAAAATTACTTTTTAATAGATTTTTAGCAGTAGGATGTAAGTTTGCTTTTATTGAATTTGGAAATGAGCAGTATCAACATAAATATAGACTTTCTAAAGACAAACCCGAAGTGACACCCCGTACAAAAGCAATGACTCCTGAAAAGTATTTAAATTTATGCGATCAATACCTTGCACAATTCATTGGATATGATTTAGCGTTTCAACTCGCACCAAACAAAGGTACAAACATAGATCAGTTTTACAATAACTGGAATGATGTAGTTCTTAATTACACAAAGAATATGCCTACAGTAAATTATACGATGCACGTGTATGCAAATGCTGGCTTTCGTTGGGAATTAATTTCTGAAATACAAGAAAAAATTAAAAATAAGTTCTTAGCTATTACTGAATTTGGTGCAGCCGATGCTGCTGATGGTGAGCAAAATGATCTATCAGAAGAAGAAGTTTTTAAAATGATTCAAGATGTTGCTAATATTCTAAGCGAAGAATTAAGAATTCAAGACATTGCATTTGATCAAGTACTATGGGTTCCTTGGGAAACTACTGCAATTGCTTTTAAAGATGGACAACTTACACCTAAAGGACAATTAGTTTTAGATGCATTTACACCAGAAGTTGTTGATGTAGAGGAACCAGTAGAACCAACTATTATTGTATTAACTTCATATTGGTCAACTTATCAAAGAACTTTTTGGGGTAGATTAAAAGTATATCAAGAATTAAGCTTTTCAGATGATTCCGTTATCCATAACGTTGTTAAATTTAATAGAAGAAAGGGTAACGGTAAAGTAATAACTAATAAGCATTTAGGGAAAACATTTGAAGAAATAGAAAAATTAATATCGTAAATAAACCTTAACAATTCCTTAACATTAAAAGCTTGGACATCCCAAGCTTTTTTCGTATCTTTATTTTGTTGGGTTGGGGAAGTAACCTCACCAATTTAAAATTCAAAGATATGACATTTTATTTAGCTAATTATGATGGTAAATCGTACTTGAAGCGTGGTAAACGTGGGGTTATAACTGAGGTAACTACTGGAAAAGAGTTCACCAGTTTAGGTGAAAATCCAATTTCATATGGAATGGCAATGGCATTTGAAACAGCAGTAAAACTTAAAATATAATATTATGAGAACGATAGTAACTAACAAAATTCAATCAGTGGATACCAGACCACCAAGATTAATTTATTCTTTATTGGAGTGTGAAACTGTTTTTCGTGAGTATAAGAAAACCGCATGGTATCGATCTGACATCAAAGAGGGGTTTTACAAAGTAGAGATATTTCACAGTGGGCAATCTTATTTAGGAATCGAAAATCCGCTCGGGGAAAACGAATCTGTTTATTTTGATAAAATCAAAAGAAAAGTTATGAGAAAACCAACTACTATTGTTACTATGGTATCAGGCAAATCTTATACTTTTTCGTTTTTGACGGAAACCGATGCAAAGGATTACTCAGATTTTGTAAAAAAATCCATCTCCAATGGAGATATTACGTTTTTGGAATTACCTAAAAGATAATGTGTTATGAAAAATCAAACAAATAAAATAGATTTAAGAAACTGTGAGACTGGGGATTTGTTATTTAGCTCATTAGGTGCTAGATTGGTGTATATTCGACCTACTAATGATGATGAGTACTTAGATCACTTAGTTAAGTATATCAATATTCCAAATGTGAAATGTGGTTATAACTGTTTTGGAACTAGAACACATGATGGATTCACTTTCGCAAAGAATAGAAAGCCCGAAACTGATCACGATATTATTGAAGTAATTAAAGTAAAGGACTTATTTGGTAAAAATTAAAATATATGAAAAAATTAAGAAAATTAAAAGTGGGTATGTTAGTAGCATCAACTAGACCACTTAGGGAATGTGGGGATCGGTATTGCATTGGAACTGTTTTTAGTATAACATCCAATTTTATTATGATAGATGATGTTTCATCTGGAGAATCAATATGCCGTAGATTGCCCATAGTTTATACGCGTGTATTGAAGAAACTCAGTACTAAGAAATTCGCACGACGATTGTGTGATTCTTTGGTTGATAATCAACCGATTGGGGTAGATTTGGGTGAACTTACTGTAATTGAAGATGAAATTCCTAAATTACAATCAACTTTAGCGGATTCATTTCAAAAGTATACTGATCGGAATATTGGAGTCTCTATGGACTCAGATAGACTTGGTGATGGTAGTGGTGGGTGGATTGAGATTAAAAAAGATGATATTACATTTGTCATCAGTTTTGATGGTGATGGTAAAGAAGTGGATGGAATGGCAGTTTTTAAGGATACTGTCGAAAGTGTTAGTACTGATGTAGTTTATAAAATGTAAAAATAGCAAAATGAAAAAACGTAAATTAATTGAAGTAGATCAAGAATGTGGTGTTGTTTGTGATAATCCTGTTTGTGATTTTGAAATCAAAAACGAAACTGGAGACCCGAATGTCGATATAGATATGTATCTAAATGTACCTTGCCCTCGATGTGGTGATAACTTACTAACAGAGGGTGATCTATACCGATACAAGAAATTTTTGAGAGTTATTAATTTTATAAACAAATGGTTCAGTTGGTTGGTAATATTCTCAAGTGGTAAAAATTATAAAGAAGTTAAGGTGTCGGTGCATAATGAAATAAAATTAGAAATCGAGAAGTAATTTAACAATTTATTAACATATCATATTTGGATATTACAACTATTGTTCTTATATTGTTTATGTAATGATTAATAACCCTCTAAAGATAAATAAATGACCACAGTAAAAGAAATGAGTAAATGGTTAAAACAATTCCCTGATGAAACTGAGGTTAAAGTTGGGATTCAAACCAATGGTGGGAATTGGGAACCCTTCGGCCCCGTTAGTTTTGAGGATATAAATATCACATCTGAGGAAAATAACTCAGATGGTACTGGTTGGGAATTTTTTGATTCGACTCAAAATAGGTTCATAAAAAACGACCATCCATTATTTGGTAAAAAAATACTATTCATTGGTGAATCTTGTTAAATAAAAAATAAATTAATATGGTAGATCAAAAAGATTTTGAAGCATTAATAATTGTGGTATCATTTGTATGTACAATTATGTATGTTATAGCGTCGGCATACTTACTAGGACTTGCTATTAAGTACATTCCACAGTTGGGTGATATTAAGAAAAAAGAAGATGATATTTAAAATATAAATATATTATGAAGGGATTAAATTTAATTGATGTAATTGGAACGTGTGGTTTAATCGCAATCACAATGGCATTGATTTATTTCGATAAATCAGGGGCTTGGTTCCCTATTGCAATATTAGGAATCGTAACAATTTTTAATAAAGAATAAATATGAGTCCAATTGCTGTATTTGTATATCGAATGAAGCGAGTTGGTATTGATGTTAAACTTATAGGGAATCTCCCTTGGATCTACATCAACGAAATTAATGGAAAGATTGTAACTGAAAAGTATCAAGGTGATCATGGATTTACTTTAGCCCTTGGATCAATCAGAGAAGCGGGGAAAACTAAATTCACAAATATATCCAAAATTTTCAATCTAATTAGAAAATATCGTAAGTATGAAAAATGTAAGAGTTAATGTGGTAACACAAGCCTATGAAAATTACAATCCAGATCACTCAGATGAATTTCCGAATGATGTGTGGAAACCTAAAGGTTTTCAAACATTCCAAGTTGATTTAGATAATGATGATGTGTTATTCACTGGCATTAATGTACTTATAAGTGCAATTAAAGATTCTATCAAAGATAAATCTGATGAGCATTGGAGATATACGTATATCAAACATGAAGTTCAGTGGACATCTGCTATAGAACTATCATCTGAGGTAATTACTGAAAAATTACGTGAACATTATGAATTAGAGCGATCCATTGCGAATTCATCAGAAAATAATTAAAATAAACTATACATAATAATGAAAAATTTAATATTAATTGCAAGTATTTTACTAATAAGTACCATCTCACCTGCCCAATCATTTCAAAATTTATGTGAGAAGAATAAGACCAAGTACACTTTAATTATTCCAGATTCAACATTTCAATTATCCCTTTTGAGGGATACGATAGATAGCCCTAGTGGGTTTTTCAAAGAAAAAGGTAAAATTGAAGTAAGTTATTGTAGAAACTCTATGGATTTGATTATTGCATTTGAGTTTAATAGAATGTACATAACATTACCATATAAATACCAATCAAAGAAATTGAAGTTGATATTGTTAAATGGTGATATAGTTCAAAAAAATGACACTACAATATCATATAGAACCCCACCAAAGGGAAAATTTTAAATTAAATGGAAATAAATAATATCGAAGTTGCGAATCACTTTCTAAAATTCAGATCGGATGATGATTTTTATTATCTACAGATTCTACAGAGGAAAAAAGAAAACCCTGAATTGGGATCTAATAGTAGAGTGATTAAAAACTACTATATCAATAGTTTAGATTATCTTAACCGAAGGTATGATAGTGAGATTATCCCACTATGTAAGCATTTTAATGCTAGAGCAATGCTACGTCTAAACGTTCGTAGTTATCGCAAAGTTGCATATAAATCTATGCAAAATATTGCTAACTCAATGGCTAATGGTGAATATGAGTTTATTAAAAAATCATATGATCGGGCGGTTGGAAACGGCCACAATGATGATGTGAAGAAATGGATTTTGGATATTGATGGTAATATTGATTCTGATTACATAAACCAACTACGTAAATATCTCATAGATCAAAAGCCGTGGGATGATGATAAGGTTTTGTATCAAATGCCTACAAAAAATGGCATTCATTTAATTACAACACCATTTGATTTACGAAACTTTGGTGTGATTTATCCAGATATCGAAATCCATAAAGATAACCCAATTAATTTGTATATTCCTTAGATATAAAGATCATACAGTTAAATTACGAATACAATACACATTAAAGAAAATAAAATATGAACGTACATGAATACCTGCTAACGACAGTTGGTGAAGAATGCTCAGAAACACACCACAGATGTAGTAAAGCTCTAAAATTCGGTTGGGATGAAGTTCAGATAGGTCAAACTAAGGCAAATAAGGATCGAATCCTTTATGAGTTTAATGATCTATTAGCTTCGATGGAAATGTTATACGAAACTGATATTGAAGAATTGATAAACCGTGATCAGATGGATAAGAAGGCGAAAAAGATAAAACAATATATGAGATATTCAAGAAAACAAGGAACCTTAACATAAGGTTAACGTTGAAAATTAGGGTTAACCAAACTAAATTAGTATCTTTATTTTGTTGGGTTGGGGAAGTAACCTCACCAATTTAAAATTCAAGGTGATATGATTAGTTTTCAAGAATACCAAACATTGTTTCCAATTATCAATAATATCGAAACCCAATTAGTAGATGCAGAGGTAAGGTTTGATAGAAACCCATGTAAGAGAACCGCAACTAAGTTTTCTAACTTAAAACATACCTTAAAGATCGAAGTAGTTAAAGCTCTTAAAGAATATAGGGCAACTGATGAGTATGTGGTTGATGTGATTGAAAATGAGAAACAACTGATGATAGAGTTGAATAACATTGTAAAGGGTATCTAGAATTGAACGAACATAAATAAAATATACAACTATGAATTTTTTCAATAATCTTTTTCATATCAACCGTAAATACCATTGGTATTCTGTTAAATTCATCTATGAAACAAAAAATACCAATCATGTTGTTCTTGATTACCATAATCAGGTTGGATTTAAAGATCAATCTTCTATTCTAGATTTTAGAAAGGTAAAGAAAGCAATGGGCCCGATTTATGGGATAGATTCAACTAGATCTCACCTTTGTAATAGAAACCTTAACGTTGAACTAGTATGTTACTTAGGATATTTTTCAAAAAAATAATTTAAATGGATGAAACCGAAATTTTGTTACTGATACTATGTATAATTTCTATTATAGTATCAGTTATTTCCTTAATATGGAATTTTGTACTAAATAAGTGGATAACGGTTGTTAAATCAACTCAAATTGAATTTGCTAATAAATTAAATTCAGTGCATGGTAATACTGTGAATCTCGCTGCATTAGCTAGGGCTAATAAAATGAAAGTGAATAGATTAAAATCTAAAAAGTGATGGCAGCAGATATCCCATTTAGGGTAATAATAGCAGGTGGTCGTGATTACACTGATTATCTAAAAGTATGGAATTGTTGTGATTTTTACTTATCAAATAAAGTCAATGGTGTTGAAGTATTAACAGGTGGTGCGGGTGGTGCAGATGCATTAGGTAAGCAATATGCAGATTTACGTAATTATTCAAATACAATATACTTAGCAAATTGGAAATCGTATGGTAAAACAGCAGGGCCTATTAGAAATGAAAGAATGGTAAAAAATGCCGATGCATTAATAGCATTTTGGGATGGTCTAAGTAAAGGAACTGGTAATATTATTAAATTAGCGAAAAGAGCTGGTTTATTAATTAGAGTGATATCATATGATCCAATAAAAAAATAAAACTCAAATTTCGATGGTTATTTAAATAACTATCATACTTATAGATAATAATGAAACACATTAACCTACATATAAATTATTCGTCGCCGGCCTTAAAAAGCCTGAATGATATTATTGCGTTCGGCCAGGAAACGGTCGTTAGGGCATTTCAACTATGTAGACGAGTTTCGAACAGTTGGGATGCCAGATAACCCAATTACCTAGTTCGGAATTAACTTCAACAAATTTTAACATTTTATATTAGATTTAATCAATAACTTTGATTATATTTGCAATGTAAGTTACGAATCTCAAACGTGGGATTTATAATCGGAAGGTTGACAGAATGGTATTGTAGCGGATTGCTAATCCGTGGTCGTTAGTTCGGCTTGTGAGTTCGAATCTCACATCTTCCACCAAAAATTAATTAACAATTCCTTAACATACTAAATTAGGATTAATCAAATCAAATTCGTATCTTTGTTTTGTTGGGTTAGGGAAGAAACGTTTTCTTTAATCATTAGAGTTTGAAATATTAATATCGTTACTGTGGATCGATAGTAACGATTATAAAATAAATGGTACTGCATCATATCGGTGTATGCTGCTTCCCTGTCACGGAAGAGATTGTGGGTTCGAATCCCATCAGTACCGCTTTAGAGTTTTTATAAGTTTCTCTTTTAAAGAACTTTGTTTTTCCGCCCATTCGTCTAACGGCTAGGACTTTAGGTTTTCGACCTGAGAATGAGAGTTCGATTCTCTCATGGGTGACAAATTGGTATAGTTTAGCACATCCCCATAAGGATGTTAAAACGACTTTCAAGGATAAGGTAAGAAAGATGAATTAACATCTACCGTGCATATTAATAGTTTAGTTCATTGACGTATTGGGAATTATGAAGTGGTTTAAATTCCACTTCAATTTGGAAGGGCGTATGGCTGGCGTACTTATCAGTCTTGAAAACTGTGATGTCGGGTAAAACTGGCGTGTGGGTTCGATCCCCACTCTTTCCACAACAGCATAGGAACGTGAATACTCATCATTGAAACAAGTACTATACTCTAAGTGAAATTAATATTTAGTAAGTGTTGGTGATGCTTCAACGAACGATTGATAAAGTAACTTAAAAAATTATCATTTATGGTAGTGATTGGGAATAGCCAATTAATGCATGAAAACAGCTACCATAAATGATTTTACAATGGCTCGTAACTCAGCTGGTTAGAGTACTCGACTTTTAATCGAGGTGTCGTGAGTTCGATCCTCACCGGGCCAACAAATTTCGTTAGTTTAATCTTCGTGTTTAACAACACTGAAAAACGCCCTACGTGTGGGTACTGATAGTATGAAATCTATCACGAGATTACTTTATTAAAAAATAACCCAAATGATGTATTAGTTCCCATGCACAATGGATCTGATGTGATCATAACGGTATCATATTTCTAGAGTGTGGTATTTAGGGTTTATACCTTTGTGGCGAAATGGTTAATACGCGCTAGCCTTAGAAGCTAGTATCAGAAATGGTGTATGGGTTCGACTCCCATCAGGGGTACACATGCTGGAATGGCGGAATGGTAGACGCGCAGGTTTCAAAAACCTGTATCCGAAAGGGTGTGTGGGTTCAACTCCCACTTTCAGTACAAACAACTTCTAACGTGGAAGTTGGGTAACGTGGTGAAACTGGAAAACACGCTGTTTGTCTGCATCTGCCTTTGGAATTGGCAATAGTTAAAAGAGGGAAAAGTCATAATCCCGAAACTAGAAACAACTAGGCGAGGCGGGTGACTTAAGTATGGGTTCGAATCCCATCGTTACTACTAAGAGAGAAGGAAGCGGCGCATCACTAATCGATGAAAATACGCTGTTGAGGGGGCTGATTAGATGCCATGCGGATGTGACGTGAAATTCTCTTTTTAAATGCTCCTGTGGCGAAATGGTTATACGCGCTGGGTTTAAATTCCAGTATCTGAAACATGGTGTGTGGGTTCGAATCTCTCTAGAGGTACTATTAAAATATATGGGGGTGTGTAAGTAGCACTTACAGGTAGGTAGCATGAGAAGCTTGAAGAATCGGATAGAATTACGTAATATATCTGGGAGATAGTTGATAGCTAGAATAAAACCTACTGGCCCACCCTCACCAATTAAATGTTCCTTAATTAAGGAACATTATTAAAATACGGGCCAACTAAGATTGTAAATTTAGTTAACTACTAGGCTAGTGTGTCACACATGATGAGAAATAGGGTAGTTCCTTATAGTGAAAAGTGGTTGGATGAATTGCCACCAGATTGATCATCTGTCTAAGAATTAAGAGATAAATTATAGGCTTCTCACTGATCTATTCCTAACTTTTTACAAATAGGCTGAGTCGGCTCCTTTTTGGATAGACACGATAGTAATTTGTATTGAGGACAACAATGAACATCTCAGCTGGATAATACATGGTGTTCAACTTACTTCTATAGCTCAGTTGGTTAGAGCAATTCTTTTACATGGAATAGGCCATTGGTTCGAATCCAGTTAGGAGTACAATTATTAAAAATATGGGCATCGAAAGTTGATTGGATTCAGCAGCCAGACTGTAAATCTGGTCCTTTACGGGGAGTGGTTCGAATCCACCGAGGCCCACAATAAAACAAAATCCCACTTGAAGATAAACAACACTTACGTTTGAGACCTTAACATTAAGTTGGTAGGAGAGGGGTATAAACTGTATCAGCAGTTGTGTTTATTGTAGAGGTAGGCGTAAGATGTTTTGTGGTATAAGTACCCGCCAATCCCTTACAAGTATTCCACTGAAATTTGGATGGGGGTTTGTTTTATTTTGATATCGGGTTGACGAATGGGGTATCGGCTATGATTTGGAGTCATGGCGTAGTGAGTTCGACTCTCACCAACCCGACGATATTAGTAAACGCATCTGTAACTCAATTGGATAGAGTGTCTGCCTTCGAAGCAGAGAGTTGGGAGTTCGAGTCTCTCCAGGTGTGCAATTGTAATATAATATTACTTCATAAAAACTTGAAATAGATGTGGTAAAACACTACGTATCGGGTAGAATGGATAGGCAAAATAGGTTGGGGTTATACACAAGTCATGTAAATAGGAAGCTACCCATCACTATCCAATAAGATTGATGAAAATATTAACGATTATCCTTTAGAGTGGTGACTAACATCAATTATAATTTATCTATTTCAATATTGCCCCCTCATCTAATTGGCAGGATGCCTGGTTTTGAGCCAGAGAATTGAGGTTCGAATCCTTGGGGGGCAACTATATTTAAAATCGGTTCCATAGTTTAGAAGGCATAAAATAAATCTCTTGTAAAGATTAGAAATCAGTTCGATCCTGATTGGAACCTCTAAGGTGTTGTAACTCAGCGGTAGAGTGCTAGATTGAAGATCTAGTGGTCGGTGGTTCGATCCCACCCAGCACCACAATATAAAATACACAAGTGTCGTCTAATGGCTAAGATTACGGATTCCAAACCCGTAGATGGGGGTTCGATACCTTTCACTTGTGCAATTATTAACAATTTGGTAACATAGAAAATTAGGATATGATATCAAATAACCGTATCTTTATTTCATTCTGTTGATTCAGAACTATAACATTCCCCCGTAGCTCAGTTGGTTAGAGCGGCACCCTGTTAAGGTGAGGGTCATAGGTTCGAATCCTATTGGGGGAGCAACATAAATTAAATAACATATAAAATCTTAGAAGTTTGATAAGTATGGGTATATAGCTCAATTGGTTAGAGCATCACCCTGATACGGTGAAGGTTATGAGTTCGAGTCTCATTATACCCACTTAATTTTAATACGGAGATGTAATGAAGAAATTAATAAAAGAGAACTTAGATACTATAGGTATACTTGTATTTTTAACAATTTATACGTTAATTGTAATAAGTTATATGTACTAAGTAATTATGGTGATTATAGCTCAGTTGGTTAGAGTGCTTGACTGTGAATCAAGAGGTCGTCAGTTCGAGTCTGACTTTTCACCCAAAATGCCGTAACTTTTGGAAGGGTAAGGTGTAAGCGCTTATGCTAGTTGCTTGGGGTTCGAATCCCCGTTACGGCTCAAATATTTAAATCAAAGCGGAAGATTGTACATTAAATTGTCCGAAGTACTTAACAGATTGATTTAAAATTATGGTATAGTACCCAAGTGGTCTAAAGGGGCGGGTTGCAACCCCGTTATTCATTGGTTCGAATCCAATCTATACCTCTAATATAAACAAGTAATATATGTAATAATGAAAGTTTTCAAAAAAGTAAACGGTGAAAAAGTAGATGTAATTAAACACACTTTGGATGTAATCAAAAAAAACCCTGATGTAGAAATACATATCGGTACAGATTCACAAAGCAGTGGACATCTAACCACATACGTTACTGTGATTGCTTACAGATATTCCACACGTGGAGTTCATTACATATTTTGGAAAGAAAAAGTACCTAGAATTAAAGATAAGTTTACTAAATTATACAAAGAAACTGTATTGACTATTGAAGTAGCTGAATGGTTTACTTCTCAAATCAAAAGTGTAAAGGTTGAATTGGATTTCGATTACAATGGTGATAAAAAGCACTTCTCTCAAAGATTAGTTCCAGCAACGAAAGGTTGGGCAGAAGGTTTGGGATATAAGGTGAATATTAAACCAGTAAAGCAAATCGCTACTCATGCAGCGGATTACCACTGTAGATAACTTCACAATTTAATATTGTAGAAATTCCAGCTGGGAAGTGGAAGTTAACACATAAATATGGTATATCAGAAAAAGGATATCACGAGAATTTACCATACGCTACGATGGAATTATTGAAATAAATTAGGATTATCGAAATATTATCCGTATATTGTAAGAGCAGATTAAGAGTGAGAGCAAAAGAAACACATCATGCGAAAACCCTTCGTTTGAAAATGAGCTGTTGAGTTTGGGAATCGGGAGATAAAACGATGAATATACAGCATTGAGATAGGGCCCAAAAGCCTCTGATGTGTTTTTTTATATTAATGATTACATATGCGCCCATAGTTCAACTGGATAGAGCATTGTTTTTCTAAAGCAATAGTTGTGAGTTCGAGTCTCGCTGGGCGTACTAAAATACAATAAAATTGCGGGGTGGACTGGAGAGGCTCCAGCTCGGTCTCATAAGCCGAATGACGTAGGTTCGAATCCTATCCCCGCAACTAAACTTATAATGACTATAAGTGAAGCTAAAAGAAGTTGGAATTTGATAAGGGTTTATCACCAACACCAGTTATTTTTAGAAACCCCGAAAGACCCGAAGTGGTCGTTGTAAGTTTTTTATAAAAATTAATTCAACAATTATGATATTTAATTAAAGGTTAAACCTATGACCTTGTGGAGTATTAAGCACGTTCGAGTAATGTAAGAGCTTAATAACACTAAATAAAGATAGAATATAAATTGTTAGTATTAGGCTTCCTACCATAGTATAAGATTCCTAATAGACATATTATATCTATTATACTACACTCAATAGGTTGAAAAATGAGTGTATACTTTTATAAAACTATGGAAGAATGGAGAATAATTAGAGATTACGTGGATTATAGTGTTTCTAATAAATCAACGATTACTATACTATGATACCGATGGTAGTTTAGATGAAATAATGCATGAGAATGGTAAATTTATAAGATTTGCACCATTCCGTTAAGTATGATTAAATGCCTCGATGGTGAAATTGGTAGACACGCTGGACTTAAAATTCAGTCCTCAGTGATGGGGGTACGGGTTCGAATCCCGTTCGGGGCACTACAAAAATAATGATAAGGTTTTTAACGGTGTTAAGAATCAACTATAATTAACAACATAGATAACCTATATAATATATAATCTTATATAGTTAATAATATGATGGGTATACATATGAAAGGAATAATCCACATATATGCAATCTGAATAAGTAGTTATAGAAGATTCACCTGATTCAGATTCATTTTACCGATTCGCTGGTATTATGATATAACGCGAAATGAAACCGTTTAATGGGGTCTTAGCTCAGTTGGCCAGAGCACTGGATTTGCAATTCAGATGTCAGGGGTTCGAATCCCCTAGGCTCCACTTTTTTAAATTAATAGATATGAAGATAATATTTTTAGATATTGATGGTGTTATGGTTCCCGATTACCAAAAGGTAAATGATCAAGCATTTCCTAAAGATAATGATTGGGATGCAAAACCATTTTCTCAAAAAGGAATGATAACGTTAAATAATGCAATTTTATCAACTGATGCTAGAGTAGTTATTAGTTCAGATTGGAGAAAGCATTATTCGTTACAGGTTATGAGAGATATTTTTGTAGCAGCTGGAATTCTTTATGGTGAAGATACTATTATTGGATATACTAAAATAATAGGATATGGTGATTATAAATCTAATAGAGCACAAGAAATTCTAGAATGGGTTAGTCTACATAGACCAGATCAATGGGTTGCTATTGATGATTTAGATTTATCACCATACTTATCAGAGGATAACTTTGTCCACTGTAAATACCCAATTGAGGGTATTAAACAACTCGGCAAACGAGCAGAGATTGAAATAAAATTAGGAAGAATTAAACAATAACGATTGTTTATAATAATTGGGGCTGACTTGGAATTGATTAGCAGATCTAGTTTATGTGAGTGCAATCAGAGAAATGTCATCTATCTCTATAATCTATGGTGATAATAGTTAAACGACGAAAAGTCAGATTTTACCTTCGAAGATGCAATGTCTTTCGTAGGTGGTGAGTTCGCTCTAGCAGCGTAGCCGATGGGTGATAACTACCTAGAAACAGAAAGTTATAAGTGGGTGCTAACTACCTTAAAGTGTAGTAGGATAGTGGAAATCCGTTATGAGAATGTTTTTACAAAGTTGACATTATAAACCACATCAATAATTTTGGTATTTTGTTTATTTAGAAAAATGAACTATGATTGTGAATGAATTTGTATGACGTGCTGAATAAGACGAGGGTTCGAATCCCTCCAGCTCCAGATAACCGAAATTAACACACCTGCACGTGGTGGTTATCGCATATTCCGATTTGGAATAACTAAGATGTTAATAATATAAGCGTGAGTAGCTCAGTTGGTCAGAGCGTTTGGTTTCCAACCAAAGGGTCGTGGGTTCGAATCCCACCTTGCGCTCAAATAAACATTAAATTAAATTAGGATATATAAAATAGAATTCGTATATTGTATTTATATAATATATATTATCGGGCCTTTAGCTCAGTTGGTTAGTAGCAGTACGCTCATAACGTAAAGGTCGGGGGTTCGAGTCCCTCAAGGCCCACTCAAATTAAATAATAAGGATGATAAATGAAAGTAGTAACATTAGAGAACCTAGCATACGCTATTAAATACGGTAACAAATCATCAGTTAATGAGGCCTCATTAAATAGGGTATATCAACATACTCAAAAAGAAGCATCTGATAGCTTTTCTATAATCACCGCATATCGTGGTGGTAATAGTAAATCAGATAACACAAAAAGAAATAAACGATTGGAATCTGATGTTAGATCATTAGGATTGGGTTTCTTTAAAGTTAAAGGTTATTGGATGGAATGTAAGAGTGCTGATATTGATTACTCTAAATGTCCTGATGATATGAAGATACCAGTAGTTGAAGAATCGTTATTCATTCCCAATATAACTAAATCAAATGCAGTTAGGTTAGCAAAGAAATACGATCAAGATGCTATCATCTATCAAGGTAAAGAAACCAACGATACTGTTGAATTGATTTCAAAATCAGGTGGTTCTATTGATAAAATTGGTAAGTTTTCAGCTGGGAAAATAGCAAGAGCATATACTAAGGTTAAAGGTAAATCATTTACGTTTGAAGGATTTGAGTATAAACCAAATGGGATGTTAACTAGAATGGCATTTGAATCGATAATGAAGAAAGTATGAGGTGGGAGAATGTAAGTTTACCTAATAAGATACAATATCTTAAACAATTAATGAATAATTCTACAGTAGATGTAAGTAGAGATGTCGATGTCATAGATGCATTAATCACAGGTTCAACGACACCATTTTATATGGATGATGAACTTCAATTTAAAATGCAAGATTCACATATTACATACATGAAAAATTTATGGAATGTAGTTGTAGGTTTACAAAAAAATCAATCAATAATTGATTTAATTAAAAGTGAAGTAAAATAATATTTAACATTAATTTAACATCAAAAGTTTTGTTAAGTTAATTTTAATACTTATATTAGCACGGTTGAAACGATAATGATTGTGGAAACTATAAATGCGGGTGAGGGGTTAAGGGAATACCCGTTTAACTTCCAGTTAGAAGAAGGTGGGTCAGTTCCATCCACCCGCTCAAAAAGATTTAACATTAATTTAACATATTAAATTTGGATATCTTATTTAAGTTTCGTATATTGTGGGTGTTAAATAAGTAAAGAAATCGTTCTTTGAAAGTATTGAAAGTATTAAACTAAATACATGATTAATCCTACTTCGGTAGTAGGCACCGATTTGGCATCGGGGTTGAAGATAATCTACGTATTACCACTGTCCAATGGGAGTTTAATAATATTGGGTAGTTTGATATCCAATTAAAGTATCATCGATGTGTAACAGCCAGGCTGACAATAAGTTGATAGTTTAATAAAGAATAGAAATCCGTAAGGATTTTGAAAGGTGATATATCACATCTCATCGCTAATTCGTTAGTTCATTTAAACAAGCAACATCTTACCTGATACTCAAATCAGGCCATCATTACCAAATGGTGGATATAGCAGTAAGTTGATGTAATCGGGCCCTTGAGAAAGGATACGTTCAGAGCCATTCGGTGAGAACTAATAAGTGTAGTAACTTACCCCATTACAAACTAAATCAATGTAGTTAGAATAGGATAAGTTGTAGAGTGTGAGTTTGATTCCTTGCTAGGGATAAGGCGAACATTCAGTATGAAAGGTAAAAGGATTCGTATAGAATTCGTAGTAATCTTAAAATACCGCACAGTAGGATTTGCAATCCGAAACGTATGAGGTGTGTTGTATTTTGTATCTCAAAAGGGTATGAAGCAACTGTTGAAGCACACCTTCGTGAATTTAAACTTTGTAAGTTAGCTCAGTTGGTAGAGCATTTGCCTCAGAAGCAGATTGTCGGTGGTTCAAATCCATCACTTACTATCATATAGATAGAAAAAAGCAAAGACTTCAACAGTTATGGAAAACAAATCACCTAATCCTACACTCTTAGGAGAATGTAGGTTCGTAGAAGCTCGCAAGGCAGAAATGAATTGATTGAATTCTGCACTTAATCACTTCGCGGTGATGAATGGCTCGCAAGGTCAGAGGAAAGATGAAAGTTGAGTAGTTCCATAATGATATGAGTATAGCCACTCATTAAAAAAGGCGGTGATGTTGTCATACATTCGTGTTGAATGTGGATACGTTATTAACAATAGAGGTCGCACTTTATTGGCACGGTAACAAAAGTGATAACATAAGAGGTTTAATCTCAACCTACCAATTAAATTCTCAATACATACGTTATTAACGTTCTGTTAATAATTCACAAATGGCTTGTTTATTCAAGTATTTTTTCATATATTACATCATGTCGAACTTAAAAGATCATTGGAAACATAAGATAGGAAATAAACCTGTCCATCACTTTACCTCAGAACATTTTCCAGTAGAATTGATTATATTATCTGCTGGAATGATGTGTGATTCCCGTGGTGAATACGTAGAACATTATCATGTAATTGATTGTTCATCTGATTCTCCACCAAATATCACACCACCATCATTGGGATTATCAACCGAAAAAGAATTAGAATTCAGATTTAATATAAATTTTAAACAAATAACAAATAACAAATAATATGAATTGGTATTCAGTAAAAGTAAAAGTAATTACCGATAACGGTAAGACAACAAAAAAAGTAACAGAGCAATATTTAGTTAATGCGGTATCAGTATCAGATGGAGAAGTTAAGATACATGAGTTGTTCAAAAGTTCAGGGTTGGAATATGAAGTTTCCTCAGTGACTGCAACTAAAATTCTTGAGGTAATTAATTAATATGAAAAGCCCAACATTTGATAAAATAAAGAAATTTGTTAAGTCGGAATATCCTACAGCTAAAACTGCTGCTGATAATAACGGCAAATACTTTGTATCTGATGATAACGGTAAACTAATGAAAGCATATTTCATACCCAATCAGACCAAAGTATTTGCCGCTTGGCATGCTGTGTATGATATTATTAAAATCGATCAGAACATACAACGAACTCACCCAAATAAAATGGATTTAGCATCCGATGCGAAAAAAGCAATGAAAATAGAAAAAAGATTATTGAAAAGAAGATTTAGATAGTTTCACATATTTATAGATGAGGTATGGAAGATGAAGAAACACAAAAAAATAAAGAAACTTATTTTAAATCAGCAGTGGATGAATTGCCCCGAAACTGGTACAGTGATCGGAGTTGGCAGGATGAATATGAGGTCGATATGGGGGAGATAGATAAAACGAACCCACTATTTCAATCCATATATAATACAGATGCAGACTTTAACTCAGTTATAGATGAAATAAAATCAAATAATAAAGATCATCTAACAACTTTATCTCTACTGCCAGAACCAAAGTCTTTCGATTGGGATTTAGTAACCAAGAGTAACAGCATTATTACTTATGTAAATGAAGTTTGTGATACCACCGTACATAATGTAGTTGAAGAACCATTATTAGATGATTACTTTAACATAACATCTAATGACATATTATCTAATATTCTTTTCAGTAGAGGGGATAATGGGTATATTATCACTGGTACATCAAATACATGGAAGTTATTAGAGAAATTATCCATTAGAATGCATTCAAAAGTATTTGATATGCCGATGAAAGTAGGGATGTCTGAAACGGAAATAGCATTTGTGGGCAATTTAATGCGATATTATATTGTTCATCATTATCAATTAAATAATGATGTGATGTTATACCTAAACGAGTTATATAAAAAATATAGATAGGAGAGATATGAATGATGTAAGTGATTGGTGGGATGATGATGAAATCGATATATTTTCGACATTATCTAATGAAGATAAAATATCGTATATGTATGATTTATATTGTGATCCTGATGGTAATAAAATCATGTATGATGATAAGTTTGATGATGAAGTTGATGATGATAGTGAATTTTTAGATAGTGAAGAATCAATCGGTGTTACTGAAAATAAAAATGAAATAGTAATATTTGGCACTAATAAAAGTTCAATCGATGTTGTCGCGAGTAGAATATTTATGAATGGTATTATATTAAAATTACAATCCATTGATACCGCTAACTCTAAATGTAAAGTAACCTATAAAATAATTGGTGTAGTAAATTCAATATCTGTAAACTAATATGAATAATATAAATCAAATGATAAGTATAAACGACAACTTATATAGTATCATCAGACGAATTAAAATTAATAATAAACCAATACTTGCATACTGGAAGGTTGCAAATAAATGCGATAGTGTGTTTAAGAAGGATGGGTATTATTATTTATGTAGGAAAATTGAAGAGATTGAGTTTAAAGAAATATCTTATGTAAATAAGTATCTACCTGTTGTAATAAAACAGGGGGAATAATCCCACTGTTATTCGTTAAAAGCTAGCTTTATGTAATACATTAACTAACTTTCGTTTTTCATCATCCCATACAAGTTTAGTATCCCTATATGTGAACTTATAAACGATACGCCTAGTTACACTTTCTTCTGGTTTCGAAATTTCTAATATAAAGCATTCTTTTTGAGTGCATATTAAAAACCGTTCATTGTTTAGATTAATTTCAATCTTACAATAACCATGTCTATGAATATTACCAGTCCACCAAAATTCACCAAATAACTCACATTCCATTTCAGGGGGCAATGGTAAATAATGCGATCCATCTGATTCAATAAGTGCAAAAAGAACTACAGTCTGTGGGAATATAATATCCACTTTAAGACCACTTTTTTGATCGTAGGTATCTAATCCCGTTTTAAATACCTGATGATCACCTATTCGACCACGTCGTTCTTTATAGGGATCAATCACTTTATTTTGAGCATTTACGTTAAATCCCATCAAAACTAATATTACTAAACTCATTATTATTCTTAGCATATATCCCCCTGCCCACATAGATGGTAACTTGTTCTGCTCACTATATATATATTCAATAATCTAAGTTACCGAATAAACTTAACATAAATTTAATGTAGAAAGTTTGGTGTCTCCAAATTAAATGATTACTTTTGATTAAAATAAAAAATATGGGATTTACTATAAACGAGAAGTTTGAAACTGAACTTCATTACCAAGATGTGGCATTAATTTCGGTTGCATTTTCTGAGAAAATTGAGAGACACGAACATACAATGAATCAAGATCAACTAAAACGGATGAATCGATTAGTTGATAGATTGGGGGTTGAAATGTATGATCATCCAGATAATGATATTGATATATCATCTGAGTTTGAAAGGAAGTTGTTTAAATTAATAAACAAATATACCTCAGCGGGCCTTAAAAAACCTGAATTAGTTAAAAAAATGGAATGGGTAACTGATAGTTGTAAAACGAGTTAAATGAAAAATAAATATGAATGAGTTGAATGAGTTCAGTAAATCTACGATCAGTGATATGGATGAGTTGATTGGGTGTAAATTCAAAAGAAACGTATATGGAGTTTCCAAATGGACTGATGTTATCAAATATGTATCTATTGTTAGAGAATGCAGTTTCAAGGTGCCTGGTTGGAAACCTGTGATTATGGTTAGGGGTAATCTTCATTCATACCCAATTGATGAAATTTTAATATTTGATTAATTTAAACACCCAGTTTGGGTGTTTTTTTATATCTACTAATTAGATATAGTATTCCCGAAACCTCTTATGATGATACTTATTTTTTTCTTATCCCTTAATTAATAGGATTTTAATTATTGTCAATCTGATATTAAAGAATAACTTATTAGTTTGTACTTATATATACATGGTTAATCTAAAGATCAAACATGAATAAGTAAAAAAGAATTGAATCAAGCTCATAAGTATTTATTATAACTACAATTTAAAAAGTTAATTACATGGTGTTTTGGAAAACTATTTTTAAAAAAAGTACACTTTTTATAATTCTGATGGTATTATCTACATTTGGATTATCATTCACAGCTGCATATTATTCTGTTTACGGTCTTAGTTCATTGTTCGCTGGATCTCAGATTGAAGTTATTATTATGGCATCAACCTTAGAATTCTCAAAGTTGGTAATTGCAAGTTACCTACATAATCATTGGAAACGGATAGGGGTATTTTTAAAGACTTATTTGACATTAGGGGTTGTTATATTAATGTTAATAACATCAGCTGGAGTTTATGGATTTTTGACATCAGCTTATCAGTCGACTGCATTTGAAATGGATATATTCAATAATAAGGTTGAGTTGTTAGAAACTAAGAAAGATCGGTTCATCACTGAATCAAACAGATATACAATTGATCGGAACAATATATCCAATTCGATAAATGAGTTGACAAAAGGACTGTCTAACAACGTTATTCAATATAAAGATGATGACACTGGTAAAATAATAACAACTACATCAAGTGCAACCCGCTCGGTGTTGAATACACAACTTAATGTTTCTCAAATAAATTACGATAAGTTATCAGATAAGATCAATACATTAAATGATTCTATTACAAAATATGAGCTACGGATTATGTCTGTAAAATCAGAAAGTACTATCTCATCTGAGTTAGGACCATTATTATACTTAACAGAACTAACAGGAAAACCTATGAATGAGGTTGTGAATTGGTTTACATTATTAATTGTAATTGTATTTGACCCATTAGCAATTGCTATGGTTATAGCACTAAACAAATATGTATCCTATGTTAGTAATAATGAGGATAATACTAAGGTCGATATTGTTCCACAGAAAACGAAACTTATCAATTCTGATAAAACTTCAATAAGAAAAAGAAAAAGAAAGTAGCTTATAATTTGTTTAATCGTAAAATATTTCGTATATTGCATAAAATAATAATAAAAAAACTATGGAATACAGATACGAAAAACCATTAGGTGATAGGGTTGTTGTCGATATAATCAAAAACAAAGAAGAGAAAACAGCAGGTGGATTATTAAAACCAGCGGGCCTTGATGATACTATGATGGGTATTGTTTTAATAACAGGAGATGGATTATTTACTCAAACTGGTGATAGAATACAAATGACTGTAAAAGCGGGTGATACGGTACTGCTACAAGGTACAGGCGTTAAGCATAAAAACGGTGATAAATCATATCAGATATACCGTGAAGGTGATATTTTATCAATAGTAACCCCAATATATAATATAGAAATATGATTCATATCTTAGATGAAAATGAAATTACAAGTAATTATAAACTTTTAAGAGAGATTATATCCAATACTTTTAAAGGTGATCGGTTAATTGCTTTGAATAATATGTATGATGTACTGGAAGAGAGAATCTTACTAACACCTGCATCTTCAACTGATTTTTTTCATAATGCCTTCGCTGGTGGTTATATAGATCATGTATTACGTGTTACACGTAATGCAGTAAACGTAATGAAACTTTATGAAGATTCCGAAATGGAGATTGGTGATTTTGATACTGAAACATTAATCTTTACAGCACTTCACCATGATTTAGGTAAGATTGGTAATGAAACTGAAAATTGGTACATACCTAATGATTCCCAATGGCATGTTGAGAATCAAGGTAAAATATATACCACAAATCCTAGTATGCATTACATGAATTTAAATGATCGTACTTTTTGGATGTTGAATCATTTTGGTATTAAGATTTCAGAGGTAGAGTATCTTGGGATCAAACTAACAGATGGGTTGTATGATGAATCTAATAAGCAATACTTTATATCATATAATAAAAACAATTATTTAAAGACATCATTACCGTTTATAATGCATCAGGCTGACATTATGGCGGCAAGATATGAAAATGACCGATGGAGACGTGGGAGTGGGGTAGCATTACCTAAATCAACAGGTGGTCGTCCATCTAAAAAAGAAAAGCTAAGTTCGATCAAAATGGAATCGAAATTAGATTTTGATAGTATATTTAAAACGGATTAAAAATATAATATGGTAGCAACGATAGTAATTTTAGGAATTGTATTAAGTGTGTGTGTTTTTATAATATACAATCTTTTCAAAAAATTAGAAAAATTAGAAGATGAAAATGAAACAAATTATGGATTTTTTATAGCAAGTTTTAATTCAATGAAATCAGCATATATGAAAATGAAGGATATTGATACATTGGGTTCATTTGAATCTGATGATGAATCTGGATCGATATTCGCTGAAATTAAATCCGCAATGAATTCACTTAATGATGAATTTAATTTAGATAATAATGTAGAAGAAACTGAGGGGAGAAATTAGAGAATGGGGGAAGTTAAGAAAATAAAGAAAAGAAGAAGAAAAAAATCAAAACGGTATTTTACACATATAACACAAGTAGCAATATGTGCATACAATGGAACTGATGATCAACGGCTTAGAAATAAGATTTATAAACGATTTATACAATATCCATTTGATAAGTTAGCAGAAAATGCGATAAACACATTTAAAACAAAATATTTTAATGATTCATTCGATGATGTAAAAGCTAATGTGGTGGCATTCCTTAATGAAAAGATACATATGTATATTCCTGAAAACGGTAAAGCATTTTCATACTTTACAGTTATATCTAGGCATTATCTATGGAATGAGAATAACAAAAATTATGATATTCTTAAGTCACGTGATACGTTAGAGGCTGTTGATTTATCTAGAGATATTGTAAATGAAGTTTATTCAGAAAGTAGTAGAGAATATAAATCAGAATTTATTGATTTATTTTCAGAATACATTGATGTTAATTTGAATACGTTATTTTCTAAACAACGTGATAGATCGATTGCTGATAGTGTAAATGAGTTATTTAAACGTAGGCATAATTTATATTCTTATAACAAAAAAGCACTGTATATACTTATTAGAGAACGAACTAATGTCAATACTCAATACATAACTCGCGTTGTTAACATATTAAAAACCTTATATCTAAAGTTATACACTGAGTACAATGCAAATGGACATATAAAAATAAAAATAGATGGATAAGGATACAGAATTATTTAAAGGTAAATCATTTTCTGATTTAATGTCTCATATATATGACAATTCTAAAAAGAAAGATAGGCAGCTTAAACTATTAATAGCAACGTTAGAACCATTAGTTAAAGATCTTAATGATGCGACAGTGGTGGTTCCACTTATAAAAGAATATATGGAAATCGCTGTAAAGAATGATGAGCAGATTGTTAAGTTGGCAGCTATTGTGCAACGTATGTTAAAGGATTCTAGTTCTGGTAATGATGATTCATTTGGATTGTCAGATGAAGAAAAGAAACAACTTCTGAGTAACGCAAGAGAAATTGATAATAAAATTGATTTACTTAAAAAGAGTGAGGGTGATTAATGTCTAATTTTTCATTAAATACTGGAATAGTTAAAAGTATAATTTTAAAAGATGATAATAGCAATTCGGTAAATTCTATTGGGGTTCATGTAGAGAATATCCCTAATAAATTAATCACAGCATACCCTTATGATTCTAATATAAAAAAAGTACCTTTAATGGGTGAGGCTGTATTATTAGTAAAATCGCATGATGGTAGTTCAAAACCAACCAACAAAACTTCCAATACTAGATATTATTACTTAAACCCGATTTCATTACAAAACAGTATTCATAATAATGCGCTTCCTGGATCTAAAACAATCAAAGTTGTAGATCGAAATTTAGAATACCAATCAACTCAAACTGGAAATCCAAATACATCAAGGTTAAAATCAAATAAATATAATTTAGGAAATGGTTTTGTGGAAGTGAGTGGGATAAACCAATTGCAACCATTTATAGGTGATGTTATTATAGAAGGTAGATTTGGACATTCCCTTCGATTTGGATACACACCAAAGAATAGTGATACTACTCTCAGACCTTCTTGGAAATCGGCTAAAGTTGAAGAACCAATAATCATATTATCAAATGGTAGAAAATCATCTAAAGGTTCTAATAAATATACCATAGAGGATGTAAATGATGATTTATCATCAATCTGGCTAACATCTTCTCAAAATCTACCAATATCAACAGCTCAATCATTAGCATTGGGAGTGATACCGCAGAAAAGTTTTAATAAACCAACTATACTTATCAACTCTGATAGGATAATTTTAAATTCTAAATCAGATTATATAATATTATCAGCTAAAAAATCAGTCAATATATCAACACCAAATTGGGCAGCTGATATGGATAAGATGTTCACTATATTAGAAAGTGTTATACAACAATTAGCAGATTTAGTATCAGCTAAAGCAACCTTTGCAACAGGCGCAGGCCCAACTGGTGTAGCAACTAATCTACCACAAGTTCAAAAATTGTTAGCGGATCTCAAATTAATGGCACAATAAATATGCCAGCAAATTGGAGTACATTCGTAAATACAGTAGCACCTTTTTTAGATAGTGCCGTTCCCAAAACCGAAAGAGACACTGCCCGTGTCATATCAAATTCTTATAAAGCATCAACATCAATGGTGTCTATTTCTAATATAATTGGATCAATTCCAATATTAACACCACCTACTATATTGATGGAAAATGCAATACTTGATGTATTTAATAAAACAAAACAATCAGGCCGTAAATCAATTCCACCGTATTATATTAAGTGGGCAAACGAACTATCATCGTATTGGTTACAAACTAAATGGAATCCACTTCCACCACCAATTGGATATGTGGGCCCGATTACAGGGGTAAATACTCAATTCGGTGGAATCGTAACAACTCTTAGTGTTAACCTGTTCAATGCATTTAATAACCCACCTTCACCCGTACCATTGGGAAATATTATATGCGCAAAATTAGTCACTGCATTTCAAATACATCTACTAACTATTACAGGATTATACATTGGAACTATACCATCACCAAATGGCCCTATACCAGGCCCACCATTTCCTTGGATTGGTATAGTGTAAAACAAATGAATTATATATTTATATAAAAGAACGTATTATGAAAGTATCGAAATTTAAGCAAATAATTGAAAACGCAGTAAAAAAGGCAGTGAAAGAGGAAATGAAATCTTTTTTAAATGAAATTGCCAAACCATCTGATGATGACATCATAGATGGTATAACTGATCAATCGGGTAATCAATTAATTGAAAACGAAAATATAAAAGAACAGAAGTTTGCTGCAAACTCGACTTTAAATCGAATGCTAAACGAAACTTATATTCAAAATGAATGGAAAGATGTAAATGGCGAAGGTGGTCTTACATCAAAAAATGCAATGTCTTTTGATAAGAATGGTGTAACACAATCAATACCAACTAACGACATAGATGGTCGGCCTGTGGATGTAGAATCTTTACCAGATGGTGTTAAAAATATGTTCACTAAGGATTATTCAAAAATATTGAAAAAATCTAAAGAAAGAAGTTTAAGTAAATAAAGGATAACTAATGGCTAGACGTAAGGAATATTTTTATGATCCTATTGATTTAAAGAAAGACACAGCAGTTGGTATTACTTTGCCATTTGGTAAAAAATCTGGACTTTTTAAACTAAGTTATACTACTGAGGAACAAGCTGTGTCAAATCTTAAAAACTTACTTCTTACCAAAAAAGGTGAGAGACCCTTTCAGCCTGAATTTGGTAGTAGGATTTATGAATTGTTATTTGAGCAATTAACACCAGATATTGAAAATGACTTAAATGAAAACATTAGAGAGGATATTGAATTTTGGCTACCATATATTATAGTAAGTGAATTACAAGCCACAATTATTGAAGATAAAAATTACGTTAAAGTAAAATTAAGATTTCGAGTTACAGAACAGGGAGCTAATCAGCAGATAATTATATTAGTAGATTCATCTGGGTTTGTAAATATAGAGTAATGGAGATTATAAATGGTAAATGATAATAAATTAGTAAATAAAGATGTACGGTTAATAGGTAGAGATTTCGGTCAATTTAGAAAATTGCTAATCGAGTTTTCTAAAAACTATTTTCCAAATACGTATAATGATTTTAATGAATCATCCCCTGGTATGATGTTTATTGAAATGGCATCGTACATCGGTGATGTCCTATCATTTTATACAGATACGCAGTTAAGAGAATCGTTAATTACCAATGCGGAAGAACGATCAAATGTATTTAATTTAGCCTCTGCATATGGGTATAAACCCAAAAATGTGGTACAATCTACAGTTGAATTAGAAATATATCAATTAGTTCCTGCAATCGGAACTGGGGATGATGTTAAGCCTGATTTTAGATACGCACTAACAGTTAACCCTAAAATGGCAGTGGGGTCTACTCAATTTAGGAATACTGAATTTAGAACTATAAAATCAGTCGATTTCTCAAAATCATCCTCATTTGACCCTACTGAGATATCAGTTTATCAAATAGATGATTCGACAAATGAACCAATATATTATTTACTTAAAAAGAAAGTAAATGCTGTCAGTGGTCGTGAAGTTGAATTACAATACACATTCGATAATCCACGAATATATGATAAGATTCGTATCAATGAAGAGAATATTATAGGTATAAAATCCATCATCGATTCAGATGGTGATAGTTGGACTGAGGTTCCATACTTAGCACAAGATACTGTATTTGAGCAAGTAACTAATGATGATGAAAATTCTACAAACTTACATCAGTATAATGATCAGACTCCATATTTATTGAGGTTAAACCGAGTTCCAAAACGATTTATTACAAGGTTTGATGATTCTGATGAATTAGTCATACAATTTGGAGCGGGTGTATCAGCAAATGCCGATGAAGAAATTCTACCAAATCCTGACAATGTTGGGTCGGCTCTATATAATGCCACATCAAATATAGACCAAGGCATAGATCCATCTAACTTCTTATATACAAAAACGTATGGAGCAGCACCATCAAACACCACATTAACAGTGACATATCTAATAGGTAATGGGGTTCAGGACAATGTACCTCAGAAAGATTTAACTACTATTATAGGTAGAACGTTTGGAAATGATAATACTTCTCAGTTAGATTCTAACCTATTAAGGTTTTCTCAAAAATCATTAGCAGTATCAAATCCTAAACCAGCACGTGGTGCTAGGAGTGAGGAAACTCTTGATGAGATAAGAAATAATGCTATGGCATATTTCGGAGCACAGAATAGAAGTGTTACTAAAGAAGATTATGTTATGAGGTGTTATTCACTACCACCCCAATTTGGTTCAATTTCTAAAGCACATCTGATTCAAGATTATAAACTACGTACTGATTTAAGTAATAGTTCGATTGGTGATGAAATATTAAACCCATTAGCACTTAATCTATATACATTGGGATTTGATAGTAACAAAAAGTTAACTCAATTAAATTTAGCGACTAAAACTAATTTAAAAAATTACATATCACACTATAGATTATTAACTGATGCGGTTAATATTAAAGATGCCTACATAGTTAACATAGCAATTGATTTTGAGATAATAGTGTTACCTAATCATAATTCAAATGAAGTTTTATTGAAATGTATTGATAAATTAAAAAAATACTTTAATATTGATAATTGGTCTGTAGGTCAGCCTATTAATATATCTAAATTATATGTTTTGTTGGATGGTGTTTCTGGTGTACAAACTGTAGTTAGACCTAATAACAACGAACAGGGTGGTTTACGTATTACTAATAAGTATAATGGTAATTATTCACCCAATAAATATAGTATATCCAATGCTACTAAGAATGGGATAGTATATCCACCAAAAGATCCATCAATATTTGAAATTAAATTCCCAGATACCGACATTAGAGGAAGAGTGGTATCTTTATCATTTTAAAGGTTAAACTATGATTTACAGAACACATGCACAAAAAGATTCTACAATCTACGAACAATCAGAACGTATGGATCAAAACACTGGTAATGATGAAATTTTAGAAGTAACTAAGTTCTTCGAATCTGAAATAGATTCAAATAACTTCATTGGTAATAGTCGAATTTTGATTAAATTCAACTTAACTGATATGTCATCATCTTTATCTAATAATGAAATATCTGGAAGTTCTATAAAGTATTATTTAAATTTAACATCAACTGAGCAAAGTGAAGTTCAATCTGAATATCAATTAGATATATTCCCTTTAGTTGAAAGTTGGGATAATGGTATTGGTCAATTCCACTATACACCGCAAGTCACAAATGGTGTGTCTTGGCGATATCGAAATGATTCTACATTATGGGATACTGGAAGTACATTATTAGATACCACATCATCTTATTACAAATCAAATGGTGGTGGTGTTTGGTACACATCTTCAACGGTAAATACTACATCATCGCAGACATTTAATAGTTATACTAATAATTTAAGAGTTGATGTTACTGATTATGTAAATGATTGGATTAGTGGTGTTAGGGATAATAATGGATTTATTATTAAACGGCCTAATATATCTGAGACTGGTTCACTTAGATTTGGATCATCAAAATTCTTTTCAAATGAAACCCATACAATATATGTACCGACTTTAGAAATAAATTGGGACAATACTATATTCGATACAGGCTCGTTAAATGAAGTGAATGATGTTGATCTAATACTATACCCCAAAAACTTAAATAGGTATTATAAAGAGGGATCTAAGGCAAGAATACGAGTAGTTGGGAGAGAACGATTTAGAGAAAGAACGTTTGCTACCTCATCATTATACAATACTTTAAAGTATTTACCTGAAAGTACATACTATCAATTACGGGATGTTGAAACAAATCTAGCAATAATTCCATTCGATGATATTTATACTAAAGTGGGATGTGATTCAGATGGTAATTATTTCGACTTTTGGTTTAATACATTACAATCGGAAAGATTTTATCAGTTTGAATTTAAAGTAGTTCGTGGTAGTAAGGAAGAATATTTTGATGGGTACGTTTTTAAAGTAATACGATAGATGGCAGATACAGTAAGAAGAAATTCATTTAACCAAATAATATCATATACTAAATTGGATGGTGATATATCACCATACCCAAAAATGGAATTACCTGCTCAAAAATCAACGTATAGTGTAGATTCGTTTAATAAATTTATAGATACGGATATTGATGAAATGTTAATTCCAGTTGAGGAATCTAATTTAACAGTAATAAATTTAAATATAATATCCATCTCTAACTTAGTTGATACTGATGAAACTTTAGTAAATGATTTCAATTGGAGTGGGGAGATCGTTCAGCTCGGATTTTCTTATGATGTAGGTAGTCCATCTTATTATTATATAGAAAATGAAATTTACCATAAATTACCATCAAGTCTCATAATAAACCTTGTCGCTGAAAAGTTAGGTAAACCATTTTTCTTCAAAGTTGGAGAGGATTATGAATATAGTGATGATCCTGATAATCAATATCGATATTTAGATTATGGTCAGAATCAATATATCATATATGATGATATTGGTAGATCTCCAAATAGGATGTACGAACGAAAAAGTTCTGGATATTTAGATAGTTTTCGACGTGGGTTAGATGTCATTCTAACTGATATAATAGTTGGTAATAATAAGGTAATGGATCTTGATTTTATTTACGATGATAGTATTATAGTAGATTTTCAAGGTGAATCTGCTGAGTATTTTTATGGTATAGAGTTTGGAAACGATGTCTCTACCCGTGTTGAGTTTAAAAAGAGAATTGACAATAAGTTAAGGCAAACTATATTGAGACCTGAATCTGATTTAAATTATAAATTTACAAGATTAGTTGAAAATATGAACCCTAATATTGAGTTTTCATTACAATTATTATATCAAAATGGTGAAACTACTAACTTACCTTTAGATGAATTTGATAGTTCGGCATCAATTGGTACGGTTGCGTTAGGTGCTATTAATGGTAATCTAATAACGGATACATTAAAACAAATTAAAATCATAGTGAGTATATAATGGCAATTAATAGGTTTAGTAATAAAAATATACTGATTGATTCTAAACAACCAATAGATCATGCTCAAATTTATGATGATTCTATTTTAAATAAATTAGATATTAGTAATGTATCATTGACTGATTCGCACTTTCCACCTCAATCAAAAATTGAGTATCACATATATTCTGAAAATAACCATTTGGGTGGTTCTGAATATCCAATAAATACTAATATTAATGATGGTGCTGAGTTTGATTATACAATTGATATCAACCCAGAAAATGATGTAAGATCGAATGGTGTTGGTAATGGTAATTATACTTTAGTATATAATTTCTTAAATACTATGATTTCCGATATGGATATGGATAGTATTTCAGCAGATGGAACTGAGATTCAATTATCAATATCAAATCCAATCGATTCATCTAAGTTAAAATCAATTTATGATTTTTTAAATAAACCAACTGATTTTAAACATGAATTTGCATTAAATTTTGGCAACAACGAAATAGAACCAATTGTTGGTATTTATTTTGATAACAACAAACGTGTTGGTGAGAGTGTAAGGGATATACAATTCCCTAGAACGCGTTTTAATCAAAAGGATACTAGATTTTATCCAACTGATTCTGGTGATTGGGTAGAGGTTATTTTACCTATTCAAAAATCCGAAAGCGAATCTGAACAATCGTTATCAGAGACAGAACTACCTATTGAATTTATAACAACTGGAAGAACTGCGAGATTTGAATTAATTGTTAATGAAAATAATAATATAATCTTTCAACAGGAACTAGATGGTAATTTTAATCCTATATTTTATACAGATGATGCAGATGTTGAGGATAGAGTATCTTCAATTAGTGCAAATTTAAACTTAACAGATGATCTAAAGGGGCAACCTACTTATGCTACAGTTAGATATTTCGATAATTCATTATTAAATCTAAATGGATTAACTAATATAATAGTTAAATTATACAGAGGAATTTCATCTGGATTAGAAAATGAACAACCATCTATTGATTTAGTACTAAGAGATTCTTATATAGACCGTGTTTTGGTTTACCCTACAACAACTGTAGAAAAACAAACAGATTTTTCTGCACCCGATTTCGCAATTGATTCGGGGAATTATGGAAAATCACAAGGAACTTCATTAAAAAGTTGGAATGATTTATTAGATACTAACCAAATAACATCTAATCAAATAGTTAATAATAACTTTTCTAGCTCATTTGGTAATACAAAATTAAACATCGATTATACTGATTTTAAAAACTTTGTAAAATACTCATCAGCAGTAGAGCGTGTTCATAACTTTAAATATAAATTACAATTAATTGAAAACTACGATCTTAGAATATCAACATTGGAATCTATATCGGGCTCAAATGCGATAACCAATATATCACAATCTATGAATAGGCGTGATATTCTGATCGGTGATTTAGATGGTTGGGAAAATTGGATGTATTATGAATCGACTGGATCATTATATACACATTATAGTTCATCTGCATTTACATTTGAACCGTGGCCTAAAAAATCATCATCACCTACATCATTTCCACTAAAGTTGTATACAACAACATCTTCAATAGCTGAAACTTATTTTAATGGGTTGTTATCCACTGCTAGTTACTATGATTCTACAAATGATTCAATGTTAACAAAAGTTACACCATCATCTATTGCAGAGGATGATTTAAATCAAGATTACTTACTTTTCTTAAATATGATTGGTCAGTATTTTGATGTTGTTTGGAATTATGTTAACTCATTAACTAATATAAATTCAAGAGAAGAACATCCACTTGATGGTATGTCTGATGAATTACTTTATAATGTTGCATCATCAATGGGGTGGCAGTTAACACACTCAAAGCAGAGAAGTGAACTTTGGAGATATTTCATAGGAACTGATAAATCAGGAAATCCCATGCAGAGTGGATCGTTGGCATCTAAATCTGAAAAGCAGATGAATAGTGAGGTGTGGCGACGAATTGTTAATAACATACCACATTTACTTAAAACAAAAGGTACCCGTAGAAGTGTAAAAGCACTTATGTCAATGTATGGTATACCACAATCATTCTTATCAATTAGAGAATATGGTGGGCCTGTAATTGATGAATCTGAAACTCAATTATATTGGGAGCATGATAAATTTGTGTATCATCTTAATTTTGATGGTGATAATTATTTAAAGACTGTTTGGGACAAGACTTCAACTTTTAATGGATCTGATTATAGTTTTAATGAATATAAAATTCCAGATGCTATTGAATTACAATTTCAACAAAATACAAAAGATACTGTAAGTTTAATAAGTAAGGGATCTGATTTCGCAATTATACTTGAAGAAACTGGATCATCAACTAATCGTGGTAATATTCACTTTCATTTAAGTGGTTCATCGGGATATAAATCATCATCTATTATAGATGTTCCTTTGTTTGATAGTAAAATGTCAACTATAGTAATACAAAGAAATGTTAGTACATCCTCAATAACCACAGATAATTCATACAGCCTTATATACAAACGTGGATTTAGAGATCAATTAACTGTAAGTACTTCATCTAAGTTAATAATAGATGGTTCGACTGAATCATCTTATAATGCGGCTTGGACATCTAGTGGTGATTTAATTATTGGTAGTGGTAGTTTACCCACCGATGGTACTACACCATCATTATGGGATAATGTCGGTTCACTATCAGGTAAGATTCAAGAATTAAGAATTTGGGAAAATGCACTTATAGATTCAGTTATTACAGATCATACATTGGCAAGAAATATGTATAATGGTAATACACATACTTCATCATATTTTGATTTGAAGATGCGATTTATACCAGATTCTCAATTAAAATCTATAGTGGGTACAACTGGTGTGGTATCACGGCACCCTAATCAGCAAATCTCAACTACTGAAAATGGTAGTATTATATCAGCATCATTATATAACTTTGAATCTGATGATTTATTAGGTGTAACTGAGGAATACTATACAAGAATCCCATCAATAGGTGCAAATAATATAATGACTAACAAAGTCAGAATTGATGACAATAATCTTTTAAAACCATTGGATTATGAAACGAGTAGTGAAATATCATTATATGATAAATCACCAGTAGATACAAACCAAGTTGGGGTTTATCTATCAGCGACGCAGGCATATGAGGAAGATATATATAACCATACTGGTTTTTTCAAAATCGATGATTATATTGGTAACCCTGATAACCGTGCTGGTTTCTCAGAAACATATAGAGAGTTAGATCATTTAAGACGTCGGGTATTTAAAAAATACAGTACAAAGAATTTGATTAATTCAATTATAGATATACTATCACGATATGATCTATCTGTATTTGAGCAGATTAGACAAACTATGCCAGCTAGAGTGGATTATAATTCAGGTATATTAATAGAACCGCACATATTAGAAAGACCTAAGTTTAAATCAACATCTAATATATCATATACTGATTTAGTACGTAACGTTACATTGAATCCGATTAATAGAGAAATTAATACTGAGTTCATTAATTTAGAAACTGAAATCAATGTAAATACAACACTAACATCTGATTATAATTTATTTGAAACTGAAATAGAATCGACTGTTGATGTTGTATCTGAAAGAAATGACCTATTAGAATTTGGTGTAATTGAAGTAGTGACTCCATATAATATGGCAACTTATAAATTCACCAACCTAGTTTGGTCTCCTGGACCTGATATTGGGTATGGGATTAATTGGGTATCAAACTCTAATGGGTATTGGAATTACAAACCAATGGGGGTTGCAATTACATCAAGTCGAGTTTCGAAATACGCTCTATCGCGGATATTTCATTTTAACACAGATGAATCGGCATCCTTAAATATACCATATTCATCATCATTAGTACCATCTCAGGTATCCACTGATTTCCTATCACTGGCTACTGCTAATCATAAATTTAATGGATGTAAAATTACATCCGACTCAATTACTACAAACTCACCAGATACTCCAGATGGTAAGCCTGTTATTGAGATATTTGAGGCTGATCCAAATGTTCTTATATATACATCACAAAAATCAAATATTGGTAATATTGATGTAGTTGCGGGAAATACTTTAACAACATTACGTATCGATGAATTGCACATAAATAAAGAAATACAATTTCAGAATCATCAAAAGTATCAAAACGAACTTAATTCATTTAATACAAACATTTCTATTTTAGAAAATATAGAATTGGCAAGAATCGCTGAATTTGATTTAATGGCGGATATTCAACTGAATAGAGATGTTGATGATAGTAAAATAAGAATCTCCGTTGATTATTTTATTAACGACTAATATTTATTAATATGAGTAATGAATTACGTAAGAATTTATTTGTAAAATCTAATAACCAAATCACAATCACACCATCTGATGAGATTAGTGATTCAGATTCTATAATTAAAATAATACAACCGATCCAAACAGAAGTTGGAAATGGTGGTATCGGTAATGTAACTAAAATAATAAAAAATATTGATCAAATCTCTAATAAAGATTTCATAAATAATTATCTAACAACACCCATTAAAAATGCTAAAGATGTAGTTGAGTTGTTAAATTCTTTAAGTGAGGGTCAATTAAAACAAATAAAAGTACAAGAGAATCGAATTAGAGATATTGAAAATAAAAGAAAAGTAGATTTTAATAATTCTAAATCGGATGAAGAAGAACGTCGTTCTTTATTTAAAAGAGAAATTGAAGTTAAGAAATTAGAAAAGAACCTTTTTATGAAACGAAATTACAAATCAATAGTTGGTGATCGATTTATAAAAGATGGTGATGAATCTAATGTACAATCTCAAATAGTAGTTGAAATTGATCGTATCATAGATAAAAAGCAATCATTACTGAAAAAAAAAGTAGATAGATTGCAGAGAGAAAAACTTAGAAAGGAGTTGGAATCTTCTATAAATTCAAATCCAATTATAAAGAGAATACCTTCTATGTTTTTTGAAAACGATGTACTCACAGATCGCCGACAGAAGCTACAAATTAATCCTGAAATTTATGAAATAAGTCAGATCACTCAATTGATAAATGATGTGGAGCAATTTCAAATTCAAAACAACAAAAGAATTATATCACATAGAGATGTTTTTGAAAATCAAGAATCTGATTTTGACACAAACCCAATATCATCACCATCTGATATATTAATTACGAAACGAAACTCAGATGATGTCAGAGTGGAGCTAGAAAAGTATAAAAAGTTAATTGAATTGAAATTAAGTTTAGATAATACAAATGAAGAACCCAGCCACATTAGTTTAAATAAACCATCACGTGGGACTGCGTTGGTAAATTAAATCATAATCTAACGTAAAAATTATTATTTTTATATTTATAGTTGTAAAACAATATATTAGGTAAAAACATATGGGATATTTGGATAACAGTTCTATTACTGTAGATGCAGTACTTACAAAAAAAGGTAGAGAACTTCTATCAAAAGGTAGAGACTTTTTTGTTATAAGTCAATTCGCTCTTGGTGATGATGAAGTCGATTATGAAAATTGGAATCCATCACATCCAAATGGAAGTGATTTCTATGGTATTATTATTGAAAATATGCCAATTGTTGAGGCGGTAACTGATGAAAACTTTTCAATGAAGTATAAGTTACTGACATTGCCAAAAAATACAATTCGAATTCCAATAATTGAAGCTAACCCAAATTCAATAGAAATAAACGAAGGTGGGGCTCAATCCGTAATTACTTTGAATACAATCAATGGTGGGAATGATACGTTGGGGTATACCGTAACATTACTTAACTCAAACGCAGCTTCAATCACTGGTGATGGGCAGGGGATAGCAGAGAATTCTGATCCAGTAGCACCCACAGAGGATAGACGTAGTGTTACTATTAGTACTAAATCATCATTTACAGTTACTACTAAAATATTATCCGATAACATTGATATATCAACTAAAATTATTGTAACTGGTAATGAAACTGGCGGACGGGAAGAAATTATATTAACTGTAGCAAACGTTGCTGATATTTCAGTAGGTTCTACGACCGATACTTCATTTGATACAAACGCTTCTCAAGGATTCGTAAGAA